GGACTTGCCCTACTGGTGTGACCGAGGTTGAGTATCTTGTGGTTGCTGGTGGGGGTGGGGGTGGTGGTGTTGGTACTTCTTCAGGAAATGCTGGCGGCGGCGGTGCAGGCGGGTTCAGAACAGGAACCGGTTTGTCGGTGACCGCTGGCACGACTTACACGATTACTGTGGGAGGCGGCGGCAGCGGTGCGTCCGCTGGTCCAAATGCGGGTTCGCCCGGAACCAATTCTGTTTTTTCTACCATTACTTCTGCTGGCGGTGGCGGGGGTTCAGCGGGTCGGGATGCTGGTCCGGGGGCGTCTCCGGGTGGTTCTGGTGGAGGCGGAGGCGCTGGTGGCGGCGGGTCAACACAAGCAGGCGCAGCTGGCAACACTCCATCAACAGTACCCTCGCAAGGGAACGCTGGCGGCGATGGTTATATCAGTGGTCAAGGATACGGCGCGGGTGGCGGTGGAGGGGCTACAGGGACTGGCAGTAATGGGTCACAGACAAATGGCGGTAACGGCGGTAATGGCACGGCGTCTTCAATCTCCGGTTCGTCAGTTACCTATGCGGGAGGAGGCGGCGGTGGAATCAACAATGTAGGGCCGTCTGTAGCTGCTGGTTCAGGCGGTGCGGGTGGAGGCGGAGCGGGTGGAAGAAACGCTGGTGGCACTTCTGCTTCTCCCGCTAATCGTGGAGGTGGTGGTGGCGGTGGTGGTGGAGACACTCCCGCACAGGGCGGAGGAAGTGGGTCATCCGGTATCGTAATCATCAAATACACATCTACTCTCAAAACCGTAATTTTTACTAGTTCTGCCAGTTGGGTTGCTCCTACTGGTGTATCTAGTGTGGATTACCTAGTTGTCGCTGGTGGGGGTGGGGGTGGGGCTGGAGACGGGTCTGGTTTAGGTGGTGGCGGCGGTGCTGGTGGGTTTAGAACCGCCAGTGGTTTTGCTGTAAGCGCCGGAACAACATACACAATTACTGTCGGCGGTGGGGGCGCTGCCGTTACCTCCCAAGCAGGTACAGACGGCACTAATTCTGTTTTTTCAACAATTACGTCTACCGGCGGCGGGGGTGGCGGCGGGCGTAGTGGCGGCTCATTGGTGGCCGGAAAAACTGGCGGTTCTGGCGGCGGCGGAGCAGTCGATGGCGCATTGAGTCCAAACACATCATCCGGCGGAGCTGGAACCGCAGGACAGGGCAATGCAGGTGGTGCTGGTCAAGCTGGTGGCACAGACCGAGCCGGAGGCGGCGGGGGCGCTGGCGAGGCCGGTAATACAGATGGACAAGGCGAGGGGGGAGACGGCACAGCTTCATCAATATCTGGCTCGTCAACTACCTATGCGGGTGGCGGCGGAGGAAGCGGCGGCAGTTCTTTTGGCGGTGGCGGCTCTGGGGGCGGCGGTCGAGGTTCTCAATACACTGGGCCAGCCAGCGATGCAGTAGCTGGCACAATCAATACTGGTGGTGGCGGCGGCGGCGGATCAATTGGCGGTGGCGGGCAACAAGGAAAAGCAGGCGGCTCCGGCATCGTAATCATCAAGTGGACTTAACAATGGATACCAAAATCAGATTGCTTTACGGCATCGACACGGCAATGCACCTACTGCGTCCGGGTGCCAAGTGGGAAATCTCCAACACCATGATTACCCGCTGGGATGACCCGCGCCCGTGTCCTACTTGGCAGGAATTGCAGGACACCATGGAGAAAATCAAAGCCTTTGAGGACTCCATCAATACCATCCTGCTGCCGCAGCAGATTGAACAAATCACCGGGTTCAACAAGATGCTTGAGGCCGCATGAGGATCGAGAGTCTCTTCCCCACGCCGGTTGCGTTCTGGAACCTTGTGTTGGACAAGGATGAGATTGATTTTGTCCGCAGTTTGGAGCAGCGCCCGAATACTGGAAACACGACCAGCAAGAACAACTACGTCTTGCGTGAGCCGCAGATGCAGAGACTTGCCATGTTTGTCGGCACCTGTATTGATGAATACACCAAGGGCATCTACGCACCAAAACATCAGGTACAGGCATACGTTACCCAATCGTGGGTGAACTACACCAAGCCCGGACAGCATCATCACAAGCACGCACACCCCAATTCGTTTGTCTCTGGCTGTTTGTACATCGCCGCAAACGATGACCGGATTTATTTCTATCGTGATGGGTATCAGCAGATCAAGTTGCCAGCAGAGACGTACAACCTGTACAACTCTGAAAGCTGGTGGCTTAAGGTCAATCAGGGCGATGTGATTATGTTTCCATCCCACCTGACGCACATGGTAGATCGGCTGGCCGACGGTAAAGACGAACGCATCAGCATATCGTTCAACACCTTCCTCAAGGGCACTGTCGGGAGTGCCGACGAATTAACTGAACTGGAGATTTAGATGGCGCATTTCTGCGAACTGGACGAAAACAACACAGTGCTCCGTGTTGTGGTAATTGCCAACAATGATACCGCCGACGCCCACGGAGTGGAAAAGGAACACATCGGTGCAGCTTTCTGCGAACGACTGTTCGGCGGCCGCTGGGTGCAGACCAGCTACAACGGCAACATCCGGCAACGCTACGCAGGCATCGGGTACACATACGACGAGGCTACCGATGCGTTTGTGCCGCCGCAAAGTGAGCCGGTGCCAGAGGTAGAGATTGGTGGCGCATCGGCTGGGCCGACCATTGCTGTTTGAGGAGCAAACATGCCGGTAACTAATTTTACCCCGCTATTGGGGCTGGCTTTGCCCACTACGGGCGATTTGTCTGGGACTTGGGGCACAGCAGTTAACGACGCAATTACCACCCTGTTGGATACGGCGGTGGCAGGGACTACCACCCTGAATACTGACGCCGATGTCACACTTACCACAAGCAATGGGGTAGCTAATCAAGCCCGCAGCGCCGTAATTTTGTGGACGGCCAGTGGCGCGACAACTCGCAATATTACCGCCCCCGCTCAGAGCAAAGCCTATATTGTGATAAATGCTACTGGCGGCGCCCAATCTATTGTGTTTCGCGGGGCGGGGCCAACGACAGGCGTAACAATTGTGGCGGCTGAAAGATGTGTGGTGGCATGGAACGGAAGCGATTTTATAAAAATAGCATCCAGCTTTTTGAATTTTAATACCGCCTCAATTACCGGAACACTGGGCGTTGTAAATGGCGGGACCGGGCAAACAACGCTAAGTTCTAACGCTTTATTGGTTGGCAACGGTTCAAGCGCGGTTCAAACAATTGCGCCGGGGGCTAACGGGTATTTTCTTCAATCTAACGGCACCTCTTGGTCGGCAGCAGCCCCTCCGGCGGTAACGGCAACATTTAACGAATTCACAACCAGTGGCACATGGAGCAAACCCGGCGGCGCAACTTTTGTGATGGTTGAGTGTTGGGGCGGAGGGGGGGGAGGCTCCTCTGGCGCCAAGGGCGCGGCGGGCAATTTTATGTCTGGCGGCGCTGGCGGAGGAGGTGGAGCATACACATATCGGTTGTTTAAAGCATCCGATCTTTCCGCTACTGTTGCTGTTACTATCGGCGCGGGAGGCTCTGGCGGCCCCTCCCAGACAAGTAATAGCTCGGACGGCCTTAGTGGAAGTGGTGGAGGCACAACAACTTTTGGCTCTTATTTGTCCTCCTATGGAGGGGGCACCGGTCTTTGGGGCGTTATTGCGGGGTCTTTTGCGTACATAACCGGAGGTGCCGGGGGTGGCGTTTTGAGTGCCGGGTCGCAGACCACGGCGGGATATCCATATTCACGCGCCACAAACGGTACCGGAAGCTTTATTGCCGGTCAGTTTGGTGGAGGAGCATTCAGACTTGCCTCCGGTTTTGGCGGCGGATCGGGAGGCGATGGAGATGGAGGCGGCGGCGCTGGCCTTGATGGATATGCCTCTTATCAGGGCGGCGCTGGCGGCGGGGGCGGGGGCGGTATCAATTCTTCTTCCACCTCCGGTACTGGCGGCGCTGGAGGATGTGATTCCAACCTTAACGGAGGCGGCGGCGCATCTGGTGGCGTAAACACAAATGGTGGTGCTGGCGGAGCTAGGCAAGGCGGCGGGGCCGGTGGGGCAAGCAACGGAAGCGCAAATGCTGGCTCCGGGGGTGTTGGCGGCACAGGGGGAGGCGGTGGTGGCGGTGGTGGTGCCGCCTTTAACGGGTCGTACAACTCCGGCGCTGGCGGAGCGGGCGGCGGTGGGCTGGTTCGTGTTTATTCTTGGTGATTTAAATGACACAACGATACGCAATAATTGAAAACGGGCTTGTTGTCAATGTGGTTATTGCCTCTGAAGAAGTGGCACAGGCAGATTGGGTCAGGACGGATGTAGCCGGTCCCGGATATACATATAGCGACGGCGTGTTTCTTGCTCCGCCGCCCGTTACCCCCGAGCCGCCCCCCACAAAAAACATGCTGCTTGCAATTGTGCAAGATTTGCAAAACCAGATTGCCCTGCTAAAAGACTAATTATGTTTGACTGGCTGCTCTCCCTTGTGATTGCGGCCTGCCTCTGTGTGGCAACTGTCTGCCTTGTTTGGCTGACATTAGTCATAGTCTTTTAGGGTTTCACAAAACTGTCAGTTTGTTGTCGTATAACGGCAGGCTGGAGGCCGCATGAAATCTCAGAATGTGCCAAATTTTGAGCAGATCGAACGGTTTGCGTTCTACATAAAACACTGGCAGCAAATCCTTAATTTGGTTGACTGGCGCATCGAGCGCAGCAAGAAAAAAGCCGCTAAAGGGTGTATGGCCGATGTGGACATGGACTCCACAGCGCGACTAGCAACCTACCGCTTAGGGGATTTTGGCTCGGAAGAAATTACAGAGCAGGCTCTGAAAAATACCGCTCTGCACGAGTGTTTACATGTATTCCTGCACGACCTCATAGCAGCGGCGCAGGCCCACCCTCAAAACGCCGAAACCCTATCTGCGGCGGAGCATCGGGTAATCAACGTTTTAGAAAAGATATTGGGGAAATGACATGACTCTGCCATCCATTGACGAAGAAGGTTTCATCAAAATATGGCAGAGAAATCCAAGTCCCACAGGGGTAGCAAGAGAGCTTGGCATCAGCGCTAGAGCGGTGTACGAGCGAAGAGAAAGGCTGGCGAAAAAGGGCATTGTGCTGCCAAGCATTTCTCAAAAAGCAGTTGCCTATAAAGCCGCATCGGTCGATCTAGTGCTTTCCGCCCGAAGAGATACACACCGTATCTCTATTGATAACGGCATCATCTTGGTGGGATCAGACGCCCACTACAGTCCCGGATATATACCAATAGCCCACAAAGCCCTGTGCAACTTGTTGGTTGACTTTGGCGAAGATGTTAAGGCGGTGATCTTGAACGGGGACATTTTGGATGGTGGCATGGCGTCTAGGCACGCAAGAATCCGCTGGCATAAAGCACCAACTATTCAGCAAGAACTTGAGGCCGTGAAGGAAAGGCTTGGGGATATTGAGAAAATCCGCCCCGCCGGATGTGTGCTATTAAGAACGTATGGGAATCATTGCGCTCGCTTCGAGACAAGATTGAGTGCCCAAGTGCCCGAGTTTGAGGGTGTGCAGGGATTTCTTCTTAGAGACCATCTTCCCCACTGGCACGACTCTCTGCGAATAGATATCAACAACGATTGTGTGGTAATCCACGATTGGCACAACGGCATCCATTCGGGGTGGAATGACGTTCTGAAAGGTGGGTGCCACATAGTGACAGGGCATACACACGAACTAAGTGCCAAGGCGCACAAGGGGTTTAAAGATACCCACTACGGTATAAAAACAGGTATGCTTGCCGATGAGTGGCAAAACGAATTTAATTATCGACAAGGGAAGCCCGGATTCAACTGGCAGTCGGGCTTTGCTGTTTTAACTTGGATAGACGGAATGCTGCTACACCCCGAATTTGCTGCTGTGCGGGATAACGGGGGTTGCTATTTCCGTGGAAAGCTGTATGGTGATCCATGAGTGCATGGCTTATTGTTGCTGTTGGGGTGGCCTATGCGGTGGTTGCGGCGGAGCAGATCACCAAAGGTAACATATATATGGCTATCGTATACGCGGGGTATTCGTTTAGTAATGTGGGCCTTTACATGATGACGAGGTAATCATGCTTGAGACTCTCCTTGGTGGGGTATTCGGCGGCCTTCTCAGGCTTGCCCCCGAAGTTTTTAAGCTCTTTGACAAGAAAAATGAGAGAGAGCACGAACTTAAAATGGTTCAGGCCGAGATGGAGTTTGCTCGAATCCGTGGCGAGATAGCCATGAGACAGGTCGAGGCGTCCATGACAATGGCTGAGATGGATGCCATTGGAGAGGCGTTTAAGGAACAGAGCCAAACCGCCAAGAACGCCGGTTGGTTCATCTCTGGCATCTCTGCGCTGGTCAGGCCGACGGTCACCTACGCGTTTGTGGGCGCGTATTTTGCCGTTAAGGTAGCAGGGTATTTGATTGCATTGGAGCAGGGCGGCAACTGGAAGGAAGTGCTGTTAACCGTTTGGTCAGATTCTGATACACAAATACTTTTCATGATCATTTCTTTCTGGTATTGTGGGCGCGTGTTTGAACGCAACAGCCAGAGACTATGAGCACTTACCCAACCTACAAGCACGGACACAATTATTCTTCCCCAACATACCGCAGTTGGAAAGTTATGCGGAATCGATGCGAACGCACGAATGACAAACAGTACAAAGACTACGGTGGGCGCGGCATAAAAGTTTGCGAAGCATGGAAAACATTTGCCAATTTTTTGGCAGATATGGGATTGCGGCCAGAGGGAACCACGCTTGACAGAGTTAACAATGACGGAGACTACACGCCTGAAAATTGTCGTTGGGCAACCCGTGAGCAGCAAGGTAAAAATCGGCGGGACAATCGTATCGTCGTTTACGATGGTCGTTCCATGTCTTTGAAAGAGGCATGTAATCTTAGTGGAGTTAATTACGACGCAGCACGAAGCCGACTAGATCGGTACGGCTGGACATTTGAGCGTACGTTTGCCACAAAAGAGGACGCCCGAGGTCGGTATGACCGCGCCCATAGATGAAGCGGTAGAGATTGCCGCATCTCTGTGCCGACCGTTTGAGGGGTTGCGGCTCAAGCCCTACCTCTGCCCCGCCGGATACCCAACGATTGGCTACGGCACCGTATTCAAGCCCGACGGAACTCGGGTTAAACTAGACGACCCGCCGATTACCAAAGAAACAGCCGAGGAGTGGCTGATTTCTGAACTTAAGTCCAATTACTTAGCCGGTGTGCTGAAGGCATCTCCGGGGCTAATCTCCCATCCTCGGGCACTAGGCGCAATAACAGATTTTGCTTACAATCTTGGGGTGGGGCGATACCGAGGCAGCACATTGCGCCGCCGAGTCAACGAACAAGATTGGGACGGTGCTGTACAGGAAATCGTACAATGGAATAAAGCGGGTGGACGGATACTCCCCGGCTTGGTAAAAAGACGCCGAGCAGAAGCCGTACTATTGAGGTGAATTGTGCCCCTGCAAAAAGTCATATTTAAACCCGGAGTCAACCGGGAAAACACGCGCTATACCACCGAGGGTGGTTGGTATGAGTGTGACAAGGTGCGCTTTCGTCAGGGAAACCCAGAAAAAATTGGCGGTTGGACCCCATTCAGCGGGACAACATTTGAAGGAGTTTGTCGTTCACTTTGGAATTGGGTGAACTTGGCGGCAGAAAATTTAGTTGGCGTTGGCACAAACTTAAAATTTTATATTCTTAAGGGTGGTTCTTATAACGATATTACCCCAATTCGCTCTACGGTTACTTTAACCAACCCTTTTGTTGCCACTCTTAATTCCAGCACTATTACAGTTACAGACAACGACCACGGAGCCGTTGATGATGATTATGTAATTTTTAGCGGGGCGGGGATTGTCGGCTTGGGTGGAAATATAACCTCGGCAGTATTGACCGGAACATTTCAACTTACATATATTGATGCCAACTCTTACTCTATAACTGTTTCTGCCACGGCAAATGCTACCGACGTTGCTGGTTCTCCGGGCGGCGGAACAGTTGTAACGCAGTATGAAACAAATACGGGGCCATCCTATCAGGTTCCTCTAGTTGGGTGGGGGGCTGGTCCGTGGGGCGGGGGCACATGGGGCAACGGCCAAGAGACATCTTCTAGTTTGCAGCTTTGGAATCAGCGCAATTTTGGAGAAGATTTGATTTATGGACCTCGTGGACAGGGGGTTTATTATTGGAATGCATCCGTTGGCTATGCTCCAATTCAAATTACTATAACTATTGCCGCCCCCGGAGTTATTACATTACCTTCGGGATTTTTATTCCCCGACGGGACAGCAATTACATTTACATCTACGGGAGCCCTGCCCACAGGATTGGCTGTAGGGACAGTTTATTTTGTAGTAAATTCTACGGGCGTAACTTTTAATGTTGCCACCTATATTGATGGACCGGCAATTACGTTTACTGGCGCACAATCAGGAACACAACGCATTTCGGCAAGGGGGGTTAATATTTCTGCCGCAGGGGACGCCGATGCCCCACTGTTTCAGAATTTTATTGAGGTGTCTGACGTATCTCGATTTGTTCTTGTGTTTGGTACAAACGATTATGGTCAAACCTATCTTGACCCCATGTTGATTCGATGGTCAGATCAAGAATCTCCCTATACATGGACTCCAGCAGCCACAAACCAAGCTGGCAGTTTAAGACTGTCGCAGGGCTCTGAAATTATCACCACCCTGCAAATGCGGCAGGAAATTGTAGTTTTTACAGATTCTTCAATTTATTCCTTGCAGTATGTGGGCGCTCCATTTGTTTGGACCGCACAAATTCTTGGTTCTAATGTTTCTATTATTGGGCCAAATGCCGCTTGCATTGCATCTGGGCGCACATACTGGATGGGCGTGGATAAGTTTTACGTCTACGATGGTCGGGTGCAAACTCTTAACTGTGATTTACGAAGATATATATTTTCGGATTTTAACAATCTACAAACACAACAAGTTTATGCCGGAACAAACGAGGGATTTAATGAAGTTTGGTGGTTTTATTGTTCCAATGAAAGCAACGTAATTGACAGATATGTAATTTACAATTATTTAGAAAATGTTTGGTATTACGGCACAATGGGTAGAACCGCATGGCTTGATTCCGGTTTGTTGCCTCACCCAATTGCGGCCACATACAGTCAAGAACTTGTGCAGCATGAAGACGGGGTAGATTCTTACGACTTGGGGAATGTGTCGGCGATTAATGCATATGTCTCCTCATCCGAGTTTGATATTGGAGATGGACACAACTTTGGATATATTTGGAGGGTGCTTCCAGATTTGACTTTTACTGGGTCAAACCCAGTGGCGGGACAAGCTGGGTCGGGTATTCCAACACCCGCCGTCACGATGACTCTGTACCCACTGCAAAACTCAGGATCGGGGACCGGTTCTTCCGCCTCCGCAGGGGTAACCAAGGGCTCCAACTACGTCATTACAGAGGAATTTACTGGACAAGTTTACACAAGAGTGCGGGGAAGGCAGTTAATTTTTAAAATTGAGTCAACCAATCTTGGTACGACATGGCAACTGGGCGCACCCCGCATTGATATTCGTCCCGATGGGAGGAGATGACCCCCCATATGACTACTCAAATTGTCACCACAGAGTTTAATCTTGATCGCCCCGCCGCGCCGAACCTGCCGCTGGCCCCGCAACAGTATGACCCTCGATATCACGAGCAACTAAATAACGTCCTGCGGCTGTACTTCAACCGTTTAGACAACTTTCTGGCGAAGTTTATGGCAAATAACACACCTGTACCCATAGCTCCGGGCGGAACCGGTGCAGATGCGTTTGGCCGACTGCGGGTAAGTAATCCATTTACTTTGTTTGATAGCCAAAACCGCTATCAGAAAGACAACCAGTTTGCAGAGTCAACCGCGACGGGCGGAACAGTTACCTATACCCTTAACGAGTCAACAGTCAATTTAAACGTCACCACATCCTCTGGCTCTGAAACGATCAGGCAGAGCTATCGGGTTATGCCATACCAGCCCGGAAAAGGATTGTTGGTACTTGCCACATTTGTAATGAACAATGGCTTAGATGGGTTGCGCCAGAGGGTTGGATACTTCAACACCGACAATGGCGTGTTCTTTCAGAAAGACGGAACAACCAATTCGTTTGTTTTGCGAACCAATACCAGCGGCACACCCAGCGATGCGCGGACAGTAAATCAGGCCGACTGGAACGGCGACAAATTGGATGGCACCGGGGATTCCGGAATTACGCTAGACACCAGCAAGGCGCAGATTCTTTGGATGGACTTTGAGTGGCTGGGGGTAGGCTCTGTTCGGTGTGGATTTATTATTGACGGGCAGTACATCGTCTGCCATACGTTCAACAATGCTAATGATTTAAACAAAGTCTACATGACCACCGCCATTTTGCCGATGCGGTATGAAATCAAAGCAACAGGGGCAATTTCTTCCGCCGCTACTTTGAAACAAATTTGTTGCACGGTAATTTCTGAAGGCGGATATCAGCAGGCGGTGGCAAACCAGTTTGCTCGTAGAACCACAGCACTAGCAACAATCAGCAGCACCTTCCTGCCGCTGGTGTCGATTCGCTTGGCATCTGATTCTTTGGGGGCGGTTGTTCTACCGGCAGCAATTCAGGTGTTTCCAACAACCACCCAAAACTATGAAATTGCCCTGTTTAAGAACCCAACCCTGACGGGCGCGTCTTATGACACCACCACGTTTACCCATGTAGATTATGATGTAACTGCATCTGCCATGTCTGGAGGCACGATGGTTCTTCAAAACTACACCGCATCATCCTCTCAGGGGAGAGCCGTTTCAATTACCCCCGCTGGGTACAACTTTGATCTCCAACTTGGGGTAGACCTATCCGGCACCAGTGACGTATATACATTGGCAATCAGAACCCTTACGGCAAGCCCAACAGGAGATGCGTTTGGGGTGATTGACTTCATTGATCTGACGGACTGATCATGGAATATACGTTTGGCGGCGACCCAATAGATATTGTTGGATATAGGCCAAGGGCGCATGAAATTGCTGCGGCCCTAGAACAAGAGCGGCTAGCAACTCCCTATGTAAACGCAAACCCTGAAGCAAGCGCCGCCCCCGCCGGGATTATTAGTTTAAATCAACAAACAGCATCTCCAATATCCCAAGCCGTGCAAACGGCTCCGGTTGTAGCCCCAATTGCACCGGGTAAATTTGTTACTGATTATCAAGGCAACAAATTTGATGCTGGAACCACATTAAACCTGTCAAAACAAATAGCAAATGCTTTTGATAGAAATTCAAGCGGCACAGCCTTTACAACAAAAGGCGAAAGTATTGGGTTTGATTACAACCAAGCCAAAGAAATACTTGGCAACGACCCCAACGCCATACAACAGGTTATGTTTGATATGGCCCGCTACTTGCAGCAGGCGGGAGTTACTGATTTAAACCAAATCGGGGTAAGGCAATCTGAAATCCCTTATTACAATGAGCAGGGGAACATTGATGGATATACACAGGGGCGGGAGTTTTACAACAAAGAAACCGGGCAAGCCATTCAAGAACAATTTGGACAGACCTACACCGGAAAGGGCGGCACCGCCTATTTTCTGACCGAAAAGGACGGAAAGGTTGGTGTAAAGGCCAAGGGGTTTGATACCAGCGATGCAGGGTTAGCCGCCCCCCTTCTGATGGCTGCAAGTTTCATGATGCCCGTGATAGCGCCCGGCCTACAGTCTGCTATAGCCAGTGCTGTACCAGCAGCCGGTGCGGCGGGCTCTTTAGGGAATGTGGCTTTGACCAACGCGCTAACAAGCGGAGCGATGGCTGGCCTTATGGGTGGAGATCCATTGAAAGCCGCCCTTCTTGGGGGAGCGACTCCATTTATTAGTTCTGGGATAGGGTCTGTATTGCCAACAGATTTTGTTAAAAGCAACCCGGCTATTGCAAAATTCCTTACAAGCGCAGGTACATCTGCCGTGACGGGCGCTTTAAGCGGGAGAGATTTTGATTTAGGACAGTCTCTCCAAAACTCATTAATGGGCGGCATTGCGGGTACAGCCTTGGGTAAAGCGGGCATTCCCTCCGAACTAGCGCCGATACTTGTTTCTTTAGCGAAGAGTGGGACAATAACACCACAGACCGTGATGCAAATGATGAGCCAGATGAGCGCCAAGAAAGGTACATGATGGACCCCAGACTTATTGCCCTATTGCAAATGATGCAGAAGCCCGTCCGCCGCTTTGATAATGGTGGTTACCTCCCAATGGATGACGGCACAACCGACGATATTCTAAAGTTAATTGGCGGCGGATACGACCAGCCAATTGATTTTGGCGGTATTGATCTTAGCAATCTGTTTGACTCCGGAGAAATTGACACAAGCAATATTTTTGGCGATGCAATGGATGATTACACCACCGAAGGAATTCAGGATGCTATTAATGCATTGGTTGGTGGCAACACTGGCGGCGGAGGAGCCAATAATACTGTGGCTAGAACCAGAAGCCTGACATTTGGCGGCACTGGCGGTGGAGGAGCCGACAATACTGAATTGATTTCTAATTTGGGGGATGAGTTTTTAGATCAGAGATACGCGCAAGGGAGCGAAGAAGCATCGCTTGCCGAAAGGTATGGGCCGGGTAGCATGTATGGCGGCCCTTCGCAAGAAGAAATGCGTCAAGGCATTACCGCTACCGGCAACGTGCAGAACGCTGGGGGCGATACAGTCATTGTTAATGATGACGGCACGGCGCTCGGGTTTAGTTCGCAAACTGGCGAACCATATGAATTGTCCAAAGAAGAAGTGGACAAGATGGTCAAAGCCGGGGTATTGAATAGTTACGCATCCGGCTACAACACCCTGACTGGGGGTAACAAAATTGCCCCCGGTGGCGGTAAAGAAGTTACTACTTCAGACGGCAAAAAAGTTACCGTAATGCCTGATGGCAAAGTTGTCGGTGCTGATGGCAGATACGTAACGAACACCAACACAGTTCGTGATGCCATTACCAGAGCGACTGGTGGCGGCGGCACACAAACCGGCTCCCAATCCAACATGTCATGGCTGCTCCCCCTGCTGTTGATGATGCTTGCCATGAACAGGAACCAAGGGCAGGGCACCAGCCAAGCGGTGATTCCCAAACTGTCGGCCTCTCAAGCGCAGTTGCCCTATCAGCAGGTTCAACAGGCACCGGGCTATCGCCCCGGTCAGGGCGGTGTTAGGTATGTATCTGATGTTCAATACAAGCCTATGGCAGATGGAGGCATCACATCATTGATGGCGCGGGGTGGCACCAGAGGACTGCTGCATGGGGCAGGTGATGGAGTATCGGATTCCATCCCGGCGACTATCGGTGGTACGCAGCCCGCTCGACTGGCCCGTGGCGAGTTTGTAGTGGATGCCCGCACCGTATCGGAACTGGGCAACGGCTCTACCGAAGCTGGAGCAGAGCGTTTATACGAAATGATGAATCGTGTTCACAGTGCGCGGAAGAAGGCAAAGCGTGGACAAGACACCAAAGCAAGCAAATATCTTCCGGGTTAAGGAATAAATATGGCAACTTCAACTACAGCCCTTCCGCCGGGTTCGACCAACGTCTCGGGTCTTGCGCCTTGGGCTCAAGACTATATTACCGACTATCTTGGCAAATCCCAAGCTTTGTCGGGCATGGGTTATCAGGTCTACCAAGGGCCGCAGACGGCGGGCTTTGCCCCTCTTCAGCAGGCTGGCTTTCGGGGTATTGCAAATTTAGCTGTACCCCAAGCCTTGATGCAGGGCGGAGAATATTTAAATCAAATTGCTCAAAACTTGGGCAATGTAGCCTATCAGCCGGTTGGTGTTTCTTTCACCGGGAAAGACATCCCAACCCGAGCCAACATGCCCTTAACCCAAGGTGCAGTGTCAAAACTAGAGGGGACTCTTGGAGCCCCCATTGGGGCGGGGGAATATCTTCCTTGGGGTGGATTTGAGCAAAAAACCGCCGCAACCACCACAACCCCCATTTCCGAGCTAAACAATCTTTATCAACAATATTTTGGTAAAGCTGGTGACGCAGAAGGCATGGCTTACTGGCAAAATAAATTTGGCAAAGAAATAGATGCAAATGAGTTAAGTGAATTTATTAGGGCTGGTATTGGAGCTATCAAAAATACACCTGCTCCGGCTGTGACAACCCCCATCTCCGAGCTAAATAATTTGTACCAACAATATTTTGGTAAAGCTGGCGACGCAGAGGGGATGGCCTATTGGCAAAATAAATTTGGCAAAGAAATAGATGAAAATGAACTAGACGAGTTTATTAAAGCGGGTATTGGAGCTTTAAAGGGGGGCACAACCACTACAGCCACTACAAAACCAATTTCTGAGCTAAATAATCTTTATCAAAAATACTTTGGTAAAGATGGTGATGCGGAAGGAATGGCCTATTGGCAAAATAAATTTGGCGAAGAAATAGATCAAGATGAACTAGATCAGTTTATTTCAGCAGGTATTGGGGCTCTAAAGGGGGGCACAACCACCACGGGAACTGGTACAGGAACTGATACAGGAACCACTACAAAGACCGGGGTCAATAAAAATGTTACTGATTTGTATCAGCAATATCTTGGAAAAGACCCAGACTTAGAGGGCGGAAAATACTGGTCAGATCGCTTTGGATCAGAGGTAGACAATACCGAATTGCTGTCTTTTCTCCAGTCGGCCCAAACTGTATTAGAGGGGCAGGGAAAAGAAGTTCCTAAATCTATCACAGATAAAATTGCGGAGTTGACAAGCGCCCCAGATAAAAGTGGTTTTAATACCGAAAGAGTTCGTCGTTATGCCGACGGCGGTGCGGTGTCGTCTGGAGTTACGACCAGCGGGGGGATAGGCTCTTTGGCTGGAAATACCGACCAATCAACCTATAAGCCAGCAATTTACACCAGCAATGCAAGTAATGTTCTTGGCGGGGTAAATGCCACAACGCCCCAAGCTTCGCAGCCGGTTAGTTCCTATGCAGAACAATACATGAATCCTTATCTGCAAGCCTCTTTAACCCCTCAATATGAAGAGCTTCGTCGGCAATCTCAAATTAATTTGCAGCCAACTCTTTCTAAACTTGCGCAAGCAGGTGCATTTGGTGGCGGGAGACAAGCCATTATAGAATCCGAGGCCCAACGCAATCTTCTACAAGCCCAACAGAATTTACTTGGGCAAGGATATAAAACAGCCTTTGACGAAGCTCAACAACAATTTAATACTGAACAGCAGCGGGCAATCCAAGAGGCTCAATATGGCGCTGACTATGGATTACGCGCAGCACAGCAACAAACCCAAGCCGCACAGGCAATGGGGCAGTTGGGACAAGCGCAAAACCAAGCGCAGTTGGCAAACCTAAATCTTGCATTGACTGGGGGCGGCATCCAGAGAGATGTTGCACAACAGGGAACCACCGCAGATTACAACGAGTTTTTGAGGCAGGTTCAGTATCCATATCAACAGCTTCAGTTCCAGCGCGATATGCTTTCCGGTCTTCCGGTATCAACAATTCAGAACCAACCGGCCCAGTTGTCTGGTATTGCTTCTCTTATTAGCGTACTTGGGGGAACCAGTAATTTGGCAAATAGCCTTGCCAATCCCAACATCCAGAATCTTTTGAAGAATCTTGGACTTGGTAACATTTTCAGCTCTAGCGACTCCGGAACAAATTAAGGATTTGTCATGCCATTAAATCTTGTTCAAATTAAAGAGCGTTTAAAGGGTATGCCTATTCAGGCAATAATGGCGTATGCCAATGGGTCGAACCGGATGGAGGTCCCCCCCGACATGGCTTTGGGAGAACTCCTGCGCCGCAAAGAGATGCAAGAGAATGCCCAAATGCCGCAGGGCACCGTTAAGGACAGAATAGAACAAAGCGTTTTACAGGATCAAATGGCATTAATGCAGACTCAGGCTGCAAAGATGCAGGCTAATGCTCAACAGCAGCAGGCGGCCGCCGCGCAGGTTCCATCAATCCCGCCCGGAACCCCGGAGCCAGTCCAAATGGCGCGTGGCGGAGTTACCAGCCTCCCATCCCGGTTTAACTTTGCGCCGGGAGGGATTGTTGCTTTTGCGGGGGCGGGCAGTGTTGGTGGTGAGTTTGAGGCAGAAACAAGCCCTCAGCAGGCCGCATTGGATGAGCTAAGGGTTCGGGAGGAGGCCCGGAAGAGGGAAGAAAAGAAAAGAGCAGACATGCTTGAGTTTCTTGAAAGAGCGGGAGCGCCTCAAGCCGAAAAATATAGAGACTCCAAACCACCAGAAGCCGAACAGGAAAAGAAACATTCTCCCCCAGAGGTTAAACAGCGCCCTCCGGCGACAAGGGGCGTCACCACCGAAATCGCCCCAAGGGAGCCATCCATGATGGAGTTGGCCCGCGAATTTTTTAAAACCAAACAAACCACCCCCCCAGAGGAAAAGGCAGCGCCCGGCTCCCTTGCATCCCGCCCCGCCTATACAGATTTTGAGCAGTTTCTCAAGACATTTGAACAATCTCAGGGCGAGAGGGACAGGGCCGCATTGGAGCGTGAAGCTCGTCGCCAACAGGCAGAGTTTTTAAACAGCCTGATTGAGGGGGCGGAGGCAAGCCGTGGTCAGAGAGGGTTTGCCAACATCGGGGCCATCATGGGTGGCATTGGAAAGAGTCTTGGGACAGCACAGGTTGCCGCCCTTGACCGGGCCGACAAGCTGGCTGAAGTTGAGCGTGATCGCCAGATGAAGATGGCAGAGTACCGCATGAAGATTGAGGAGGCAAGAAGGGCCGAAGAGCGCGGCGACCTCAAGGCCCGCAATGATCGCCTTATGGAGGCAGCAAAGATTGAGCGCGAGATTGCCCGCGACAAGGCGACATTGGCCGCCAATTTGGCACAGACTGAAGAGATGGCTAAAACCCGCGCCGCAACGGCGGCGGCTGGCAGCAGAGATTCCCTTGATTCCATAGCAGCCAACCTGAGACGGGAGAACCCCAAGCTCTCATACCAGCAGTCGATGGAAGCAGCATCTCGCATCAAGTTTGGTGCATCGTTTGAGAGAACCAGTGTTGCCAACATGGAGGCGTTTCGCAAGGCCGTTGAGAAAATTGATGCAAGATATCCCCTTCTCCAAGCGGGAGGGGATTCTCCAAAAATTAAAGATATGCAGGCCAAACGTGATGCCGAGGTTCGTCGGGAGGCTGCTCTATATGGCATTGGAGGAGACGCTGTGGCAGCGCCCCCTAAGATCGACACCTCAACGGTCAGGAACGTTACCCAAACTCAATAACGGAAAAATCAAATGGCAAAGTTCCGCGTCGAAATGGTCGATGGTCGGGCTTATGAGGTTGAGGCCCCAGAGGGAACGCCACAGGAAACCTTGTTTGCCGCCATCCAAGAACGCTACCCCCTTGCGTTTAAATCTACTGAGGAGTTGGAGTCCGCTAAATCGGCCCCCTTCAGAGCAGCAGACATTGCCAAGTCCGCCAAAATGGGTTTGGCTGGTGGGGTTCAAAGCCTAACCGACATCTTTGGGGCGGGCAATGTTGCCTCCCAATATCTTCAAGAGGCTCAGCAGGAGGCCTTTAAAGGTCTATCTCCAGAGCGTATTGCAGAGATTGAGCGCCGGGAAGAACTCAAGAAGAGGGCGGAAGGCAAGGGTCTTGGGAGAGAGATTGGCGCATCTGTTGGCGCGTTTACCGAGGCCCCAGCACAAACCCTTGCGCAAGCACTTTTTTCCTCCGCCCCAATTATTGCCAGCGCAGCGATCCCCGGAGGTCAGGCGGCTGGCGCTGCCCGCCTTCTTGCTGCCGCTAGAGGGCCCACAGCAGTTGGCGCTGCCATGGGTCTTGGTGGACAGAAGGGGCAGGACTACGAGACAGTTAAACGAGAACTGTTGTCTCAAGGGATTCCTGAGGAGGAGGCAGAGCAAAGAGCCCAAAAGGCAGCAGAATATTCCGCTCAAAACATTCTTCGCCAAGCCGGTGCCGCCGCCGCCGGGGCGGTTGAGGGCAGATTCGGTGTTGAGCCTGCGGTGGGTAGATTGCTGTCCCGCCGAACAATTGAGGGGGGTAAAACTCCGCCCACATGGAGCCAAGCTATTGGTCAGAGCGTGCTTGGTGAGGCAGCGCCCGAGGCCCTACAGGCTGCGGTTGGAACCATAGGAACTAACCAAGCCCTTGATCAGGCTGGAATACCAACAGAGCTATCCAGAGGACTTGCCGGTACTGTCGCCCATGATGCTTTGGTTGGCGCGGTTCTGGGGCTGGGCCTTTCTCCGGCCCAGAAGGCAAACCTTTCGAGGGATTATGAGGCCGACCGGGCGGCTGAGAGAAAGAAGTTTGAGGATGAGGAGCGGGCAAAGATTGAGGAGATTGCCCGAAAGCAACAGGAAGAATATGAGAGGAAGGGCTACCAAGAGGTACGGAAGGCCTTCGCCCCACAAGATTTAACAAAGAACCCGCTGGGAACATTCAAGGCTCAAGACCTGTCTCCTGCGGTGGTGGAGTATCTTGACAACTTCCGGGCCCAGTCTGGACTTCCAAAACTCAAGGAATACAGCATCGAAGATATAGCCGATGCGATGCCCGGAAGGGAGCCCGCCAAGGAGAAAGAGGCACTGGCTCAGTTTGTCGGAGAGAGGGCTGGCTATACACCCGATTCACAGGTCACCGTTCAGACGGTGCTGGATGAGGCCCTGCGTAAAAATATTGATATTGACGCAAGAAGTTTTACGGATTTCCTTGGAAGAGCAACAGGTGTAAACGATATTCGGGAGATGATGCCGCAGCAGTTGTTTGCTGCATACAAGAGTCTTTCCGCCCTCCCGGAGTCACCCACCATCCGAGAGATCGAGGGCGGGACTAATGCAACCCGCTTCGACCAAGCCCAGTATGAATCTGCTTTAAACGGGATTGATGCCCTGCTGGCAGAACTAGGCCGACCCGCCTCTCTCCCCGCCGTCAATGAGGAGATTAAACGAACAACTGGGTTAAAGAGCGGTAAAGCCATTCAAAGTCTTTTGGATGAGGCTATCCGGCGCGGCGATCTTGATGAGGTTCAAACGCCCCGCTACCGAACCATCGTTCCGGAAACGGGTGAGATTGTTGGGGCTATCTATGACACCCGCGAGGAGGCAGAAAAGGCCGCTCCAAAGGGGGCGGAGGTACAGGAGGTCACCCAGCGTGCGATCTCGTCTCCTAGCGCCACCGCGAGGCTTCCGGAGGGCTATGACATCAGGGAGGGACTGCTCCAAACTGGCGAGGCACCCCAAGCCTATGACGTAATGGCGGGCGATCAGATTCTGAATCGGGTCAAGAGCGAGGAGGAGGCCCAGACCAAGCTGGAGTCTTACGCCAAGACAAGGGCGGCAGAGACAGAAAACGCCCGGAAGGTCATCGATAAACAGAATGCCCGCCTTACCAAGAGCCAAGAGAATTTAAACCTGATGCAGGTCGAGGGGCGGGGTAGGACCAATGTGTATCAGCAGGCGATAGCCAAACATCAAAAGCTGACCGACGAGGTCAACCAGATTATCGCCAAGCAGAACGAAAGAATCAGGAAGTTTGACCCAGATACCACCCCCCTCTCTATCGCGCCCGTTGGCGCGAAGGCTGTTGGGAAGACCGGATTTACCGTCCTTAAAGATGGCGCTCCGGTGGCAACCTTCCCCACCCGAGAAAAGGCAGAGTCATCCATTCTGGAGGGACTGCCTACAAGCAGGCTTGAGGAACTGACCCGTGAAAAGGTCCGCCGGGGCATTGGGCCGAAGGCCCAGAAGGAACTGGAGCGCAGGGCGGGCAAAGAGAAACCAGAACAGGTCACAAAGCTGGAGGCAGACCTCCGCAAGGTACTAAACAAGTTTGGTTTAAAGGATGTATCTCTTGAGGTTGCAGAGGCAATTGATGGTGGTAAAGCTGGTGGTTCTTATTTAAACAGTCTTATCAAGGTTGCGCTGGATGAGGCTAACCCGGTCAGAACCCTCCGCCATGAATCTCTCCATGCCCTCCGCGATCTGGGATTCTTTACCGACCAGCAGTGGAAGGCCTTAACCAATCAGGCCAAGTCCAAGTGGATCGACACCTACCTCAAACAAAAGAACATTGATGGTCAGCCCCTGAGGGCGGGAGAAACCTCCCGCTATGAGGCCTATGTCTCCGCCTACATGGGGGATATGGATTCAATCATTGAGGAGGCGGTGGCGGATGCCTTTGCTGATTTTGATGCAAACAAGGCCCCGCCGGGGATGATCGCCGCCATCCTGAAGAAACTCAATGATTTCTTCACCGCCCTTCGTAATGCTTTAAACGGTGCTGGATATCAGACCGCAGAGGATGTATTTGGAAAAATTGAGAGGGCGGAGTTGACCCCATCCGCAAAAGCTCAAGGTAGAATGCAAGAACGCCTAGCAAGGCGAGGAGAAAGATATGCAACCACTGAACCTAAACAACCTTCCGTTCGACCCAGCCTTAGAGGCGGCGAAGGAAAGCAAGAAGAGGGAGCAGGAGGTCGAGACAGAGGAAGACGGTTTACGGGCAGAGGCCTTGCGCCGCTTGCAGGTGCGCCGATTATTCAGGGAGCAACCGGGCCAGACCCGAGACTAGTTGCTGTTGCGCAACAGTATGCCGAGAAAATTGGCATACCCTTCCGCCGTCAGGCGGAATATGTAGAAGTAGATGAGAGCCGCGCAAGGCGGATCGCTCAAGCGTATGAGGATATGCCTCATGCGCCTCAAGACCCAGAGGTCAAAGAAGCATATGCAGACCTGATCCAACAGACCAAGGATCAGTACGATGCCCTTGTAGATGCTGGCTATGAATTTACATTCTTTGACAGCAATACTGACCCCTATGATGGCAACCCGTTTAACGCCATGCGCGATCTCCGCAATAACAAGCGGATGGCTGTTTACGGAACATATGATGGATACGGTACAGATGGAATAACTGGTGCCGCCGTCGAAGACAACCCCATGTTGGCTGACACCGGATTGCGTTGGCCGGACCAGAACGGGGTTGAGCATATGGTCACCGCCAATGACTTGTTCCGCGCCGTGCATGATGCATTTGGTCACGGGCTGGAGGGCGCTGGCTTCCGGGCCCGTGGCGAAGAAAACGCATGGCAGGCACATGCCAAACTGTTTACAGGCCCGGCAGTTGGGGCAATCACGTCCGAGACTCGCGGTCAGAACAGTTGGCTGAACTACGGCCCGTATGGGGAAAAGAACCGTACCGCCAAATTGCAAGATACCGTATTTGCCGAACAGAAGACCGGCCTAATGCCCGAGTGGACATGGACCGAGGGCATGGTTGCTGAGGAGCCGACGGGCATCGTCTTGGGTCAAAAGCAAACCGGAGCATCTTCTTTTAACGGAACCCACTACGGAACCTCTCGGGTTGATAGCCTTTCTGGCGCAAAGTACGGCACAGGCATTCGCGGGGCAGAGCGCCGCCGCCTTGAAGCCACGGACGACGAACGAATCAAAAGGCGTGTTTACTTCTACATCCCCAAGCCGGATGGCACCATGCCAATTCCAGAGGCCGGTTTGGGGCAGTATGTTTACACGCAAAGTTTTGACAACATTCTTGGCCCCGGCGCTGAAATGAGTAGGCTGTTTAGCGAGGCGCGGGGAGATGCCAACACATTTGAGAGTTTGGTTGTCGATGCCGGATACGACGGTTATGCAGCGCCCAACATGGGCATGATGGTTGTCTTGAACAACGATGTACCCGTCGATTACAAAGGTACAGCAGCCCAACAAAGAGAAAAACTAAGCCTTAGAAGCGATATTTTTGCCAAACGATTGAACTCCATTGGAGTTAAGTCAACAGATGATTTCTGGAAATTATGGCAAAACATAATGATTGGAACCGCAGGTCCGCGCCCCGGTCTTTCTGGCGTATTGGATGAAAGACCCCGCCAAGAACAAATTAAAGATGCCGTAGCGGTGTGGAAAAAAGATGTTGAACAATATGGAATGCGCAGGTATTTGTACGGTTACTTGAATACTGCCGATGATGAGATAGTAAAAGCAAAAGTTGCCAGAGAGATACTAGAACTAGCGCAAATCAAGCCAACAGTACAAAATGCAATTTGGGCTTATAACTCTTTGCCGGGGCACGTAATTTCTGCAAATGATGCGGCAGTCATTAGATCATTGCCAGACGATTTTGATCAAAAGGCAATTTTCAAAGACAAAGAATTTCCGCGCAAACCAAAAACTGGAACTGACTGGCTTACGGGTAAAGAACTCATAGAGCCAGAAGCAGAAAATGAGCCAAAGTTCAGTCTACGCATTATGAGGGGAGAGATTACCCCCAAGTTTGATGGCAAGGTGACGGTCGATAAGATTGGCAAATATTTTGATGACCAAATTTTTGCTGAGTTTGGTAGAAAACTCGATTACAACAACCCCCAAGATTTTGATCGTGCTATTAGGGTGGCAAACGAAGAGGTTGCATATCAATTAACTCAGGAAAAATCCGGCCTTGATTGGTATGAGGAAGACATCAAAAAGGCGTTTAAAGACACAATCAAGATCATCCCAGAACTCAAGAAGGAACAAAACCGTATTCTATTTAGCATTATGGCTGGCATTATGTCGCCCCAAACTAACGCCAGAGACAACTGGTTTATTGCTGCAAAGGCTTTCCAGCATTATTTAAACACTGGAGTCATACCCGGTGTAAATCCAGAAACAGGCGGACTGTGGCAGGGTGGGACAACTTCTGTAAACAAGAAAGTCCAATTGGAGTTTCTAAACAGATTGGTTGCTCAGGTTGGGCAAAGAAAAGCCGTTGATTGGGCAATGGACGACCACACCGTCGCAGAAATCAATGATTACCGTTCTGAATATGGAAAGTTAAAGACCGGCATCGACGGCAAGTTGGGCGACATCAAGCCGGGGCTTTATGCATTTGGCCCGAAGGTTGGCCCATTCGTCTCCAACATCAATGGTATTCACGATGTCACGGTAGACATGTGGATGACCAGAACATTTAATAGGTACTTCGGTACAATGATTGGCCCCGATGGCAAGATCATTGATGCACCGACAGAGCCTCAACGCAGAGCCATCAAAGAGTTTGTCAACAAGGTAGCACAAGATGCAAACATCAAACCGTATCAAGCCCAATCGGTCCTCTGGTTCTATGAGCAAAGCCTCTACAGGAAGCTCGGGAGCCCGGCCCCCTCTCATGGATTCAGCGACGGAGCGGCCAAGTTCGTCTCTGAGTCAGGAGGAGGAGGCGGTAAGGAGGGTGTGCCAGTTGCTGCTAAGAAGGCTCAGAGAAAGCGATTAAGCCTCCGAGCCCCCCAAACACCTGAATTTAAACGGTGGTTTGGCAGGTCTAAGGTGGTTGATGAGGGCGGCGAACCAAAAATCATGTATCACGGCACTGCCGGGGACTTCGAGGCGTTCCGACCCGGTAAGGCAGATGCCATTTTTGTTTCTCCCAACGCCAAATTTGTGGAAAGTTTTGGTGGATACGGAGAGGACGAACTAATTGAGCAAATTGCAAAGCAATTTGATCAACAGCCGGAGCGCAAACGCAGCCTTCTGATTCCGTTGATTGATGATGCAATTGCTGATAAACGCCTTGCCACCGACAAAAATTCAAACGGGTTATATGGCACAACCCGCGAGGAATTGATTGATCGCTTTATGGATAGCGATCTTAGTAATTTGATGGGAAGCGTTGGCATTGGCAGTCAGTTGCGTGATGCATTGGAAAATGAATTGCCAAGTCGGGCAAACATTATTCCTGTATATGTTAAATCAGATAATCCATTTGACTACGAAAACACAAAGCATGTAAATCAAGTTGCGCGTCTTGTTCAAAACAATGTTGGCGTTGGCACGATGTTCCTTGCTGATGGATCGCGGTTAAAAACCAAAGACCTTTCGCAGTTACTGAAGGAGGGCTCTTGGCGGGCGATTGAAAGCGAAGATGTTCAAGATGCCATCCGTTCGCTTGGTTTTGATGCTTTCCATATCAAAGAAGGCACAATTAAAAATTTAGCCGTCTACAACCCCAACCAACTTAAGTCGGTGTTTAATCAACGTCCGACTGAGCGGCCTGAGATGAGATTTAATCTTAGAGCCAATATTGATCCATCTCTGATGGCAATGGTTGATCGGGTAACTCCAGAGAGGATTGAGAAGACTTGGGTACAAAGCATCACTGAAGCGATTGCCCCGAAGTCCTACAGCCACTTCCGTCAACAGGCTTTAAACAGATATAACCGGCTGGGTGAGGCTGAGGTGTTTAGATCCCAGAAGATGGGTGGCCCCATCCGGATGGCGGAGGACAATGCAGAATCTGCCGCGCTGATGTCTGATAATGCTGCCGGGGTCGCTGCATCTGCTCTGGGGGTTCATGACAGGGCGGGGGGTGCTCCTGTTTACCGCAACGGTGTAACCAGCGTCTGGAACGATAACGGAAACATCAAGGGCCCGGTGGCGATCTTCGCCCCCCTTGCCAAATACAACAACCCCGATATCTATCGGCTCTACCAGTTCTGGGCAGGCTCTACCCGAGCGCGACGCCTATTGGATCAAGGGAAAGAGCGTTTATACACAGCGGCAGAGATTACCCGCGCCAAGGAACTGCTCCAGCAGTTCCCCGAGTTTGAGCAAATCCAGAAGGAATGGATTAAGTACAACAATGCTCTGGTGGACTACGGCGTTGCCACGGGCGTTCTAACGCCCGAGAAGGCTGCGGAGTTCAAGAAGTATTCCGACTACATCCCCTTCTACCGACAGTTGGATGGGGAGAGGACCGCCGGGCCAAAAATTTTCCAATCCATATCTGGAGTTAAGCCACCCAAGAAAATAAAGGGCGGGGAGCAGCCTCTGGATGACCTGATTGAGACTGTCGTTAGGAATACTCAGTCGATGATTGAGGCTGGCATGAAGAATGTGGCGGCACAGAAGGCCGTCAATTTGGCGGCGGACATTGGTCTTGCCACCCGCCTGCCCTCTAAACAAACGCGGGAGGATGTTGTTACCGTCCTTGAGAGGGGGGTTGAGGTTAGCTACGAGGTGGCTGATCGACTCTTCATCGATGCGGTTAAATCTTTAAACCTTCCAGACCTTCCGTTTATTGGTCTCCTTTCCGGCCCCGCAAATCTTCTCCGTAACTTGGTGACCAAAGACCCCGGCTTCATGTTGGCAAACATGATGAGGGACTCAATGGCAGCTTGGGTGACCTCCGGTGTAAAGATGGTACCGGTAACCTCTACGGTCATCAATTTTGGCAAAGCGATTGCCGGGCGAGACCCGGTTTTCCTAGCCCTTTTAAACGCTGGAATTATTGGTGGATATGAGTTCTCCCAGAACGTCAAAGCCGGTGCGGCTGAGATGGAGAAGGCGATGAACAAGGTCGCCGGGGTCAGGCCCAAGGGTGCAGCAGCAGCCCTCAAGCCCTTCACATCCCTCTGGGATGCTTTAGAGAGGGGAACGACCGCATCCGACGCCGCAACCCGGATGGAGGTCTACAAACAAACAATGGCTGAAACCGGGAACGAGGCGGAGGCTCTCTTCCGCGCCCTTGAGGTGATGAACTTCAACCGTAAAGGTTCTTCTCCCGTCATAAGAATTCTTACGGCAGCCATCCCATTTTTAAACGCAAGGATGCAGGGCTTAGACGTTCTCTACCGGGCGTCCTTCGGGAGGATGGTCAACAAGGACGCAGCAACAATTCAGAAGGCATTCTTTGTGCGGGGCATGACTATCGCCGCCCTATCTTGTATGTATTGGGCGCTGACCCATGATGATGATGAATACAAGAAGCAGGAGGAGGAAACCAAGGACAACAACTGGCTCATTCCCTCCTTGGGCATCAAGATTCCAATCCCCTTCGAGGTTGGTGTTTTGTTTAAAGTGGTGCCAGAAAGGATCATGGCCTACGCCTTCGGAACCGACACAGGGAAGGACTTCCTTGATTCGATGAGTCGGCAGTTGGTTTCAACCTTGGTGATAAACCCAATCCCTCAGGCCGCCCTCCCCGTGGTTGAGGCGGTGACCAATTATTCTTTCTTTACCCAGCGGGAGATCATTGGTCAGGGTTTAAAGGATGTTGAACCCAAGTTTCAAGTTGGACCCAGCACATCTTTGGTATCTCAAACCATAGGGGAGTCATTGGGCATCTCCCCAATGAAACTGGATCACATCATCAAGGGCTACACCGGAACGATGGGCATGTACATGATAGACATGCTAGATGCTGTTATGGATTTAAACAGCGATAGCCCGAGAGCAACAAAAAGGTTTGAGCAGTTGCCTGTGATTAAACGCTTTGCTGTTGACCCGGAGGCAAGGGGAAATGTCACCGCCTACTACGACCTGAAGAACTCTGTTGACACGGCGGTCAGAACATCAAATCTTCTTGAGAGAACTCAGAACCTAGATAACTACGGGCCATACCGGGAATCTGTCATGGGAATGCTGGCTACCCGAGATTATGTTTTGAACCTTGAGAAGACCATGAAAGAGTTGCGGGAGATAAAGATTCTTATCCGGTCCTCCGACATGTCGGGAGATGATAAGAGAGATGCCTTGCTTGAGATCAACAGGAGGGAGGACCAGTTGGTCGAGAACATCAGGGAGATCAGGAACTTCGCACGCCCATGATGCCGTTATCAAAGAGCCACCCTATTGTGGCCCGGTGGGCATCCTCCCAAATCTGTTTTCTTTCCTCTTTGTTCCACGTGGAACCTTGATCAAGCTCGAAGTGGCAGGAGTGGCAGAGGGCGGCTATCCTGTAATCGTGGGCCTTGATTGATCTGCCCTTCCCATCCCTCAACTGATTAGAGTGGGCCGCCACCACCGTGCCATCTGATATTCCACAGTTCTGACAGGGGGCCTCTCTCACCGCCCTTAGAAGTTTTTCGTCTCTGTACAAGGCCAAGAACCCTCTCCTCAGTAAAGAAGCGGTGCCCATTTTCGCATTCCCGCTTCCTTTTTATTGGCTCACCCTTCCACGTGTAAATGACAGAGTGGGTGGAGGAGTTGCAAACTGGGCATTTCATGGGCCTATTCTAGCCCCAACCTCACCTCGTGGTCGGTCTCAATCCAAACCCTAGCCCCGCAAGAGAGGGGCTTGTCGGGGCTGTAAACCACCCTACTCGGTCCATCAATCTCAACAGAGTGGGCATATCTGTTTGATTTGTAGGTCTTGACAGTCAAAACGGGATCATTCGACCCCGTTTTTTGGTTCCGTTTAATCACATGTTGATTTACATGAATAACTGTTTTCATTGTTTTCAACATCAAACCATTCGTAAATTTCATTCAAGATATGTTTTTCAACATAGCTCTTGATTGTATTCATGTCGGGTTTATCATCATGTTTAAATGCGCGGGATAGGCCCAAAGATATCCCGTTTTCAATGCACATTTCTAAAACCATAATTGATTTAGGTTTCATGTTCCAACTTGCGCCTCCAGAGCAGTTCTGTGACCTCCCTTGCTCCAAGCCTTTTCAACTCCTCCGAAGTGTATATCCATGAATAATGTGGGTAGCCGGGCCCGACATATACGTTTGGCACAGTGTAGTGTGGGAGATATGTGATCCCGTTTGCACGGTATGCTTTCATGCGATACAAGGGGGCCAAATCTTCTTGGTTCATTTCTCTTCCTCTTCCTTGATTTCAACCTCCGACCACGCGGCGGGGTGATAGACCTTGCCCTCGTCGTCGGTGCAAAAAGAATACATTCCATCAATGTGGTGAAAAAGCAACTTAATGCCCTCCACCTTGATGCGGGTGTTGCGGGGAACGTCGTAGAGTTTCATTCTTTCTCTCCTCTTGCTCTGATGGCGGCGCGGGTGCGCTGGAGTTCTGCATTGCTGATGTGATACGCGCCGAGCATTTCAATAATTGCCTCGCGCTCGGCTGCTGCGACGAGTGCGGCGAAACGTTCAAGAACCGTTCTCATGTTTATTTCTTTCTCTAATTTGTTTGCCGAGGTAATAACCGATGTTTGATACCGTAGGGTGGCGGTCGTCATACGCCTCACACACCTTCGCACACGCTTCGCGCTCTTCTTGTCTAATCAACTCAGCAAAGTGCTCGATGTCACCGTGCAGAGTCAAGCCGTTATCTTCTATTAACTTAAATACGTTCATTCTTTCTCTCCGTCTCGTGTGTACATGCGTTTGTATCCCTCCATGTGCCATCGCTAAAAATGAAGCGTGTAAACAACAAATTTCCGTCTTTGTCGTAGTGTGCCGCCATGCATGGTGGCTCGTTGTACGCCGGAGCGCAGGGATGTAGCCCCATGCCGCTTTTCTTTTCATGCGGAAAGTAGTACATGGTGGTGACCGCTTCCTTTGGGGTATCCGGTGGTGTAGTGAAGTCGTACAGGTCGCGGTTCATACCTTCTCCTTCAGCCGCTCCCGTAGTGCGGTGATGGCGGCGCGGCTTATGTTGCCTATCTCAAGGCGCATGTCTGTTACTTGTTGCGCCGTGAGCGTATCGGACGCGGGTGTGCCGTATTCAACAATGAGGGTAATTTGCTTCAGCGCGACCAACGCCTGTTGCAGCACAGCGGTGTCTTCTACGGGGTGTGTGTAGAGGGGCAGTGCTTTGTGCTGATCGGTGAAATCAGCAGGGTTATCGGTCACGCACACAGACTTGCCATCAAGCGTGTAAACCATCCACGCCACCGGCTCCTGCTCAGGCTCCGCAAGCGCGGCGCGGAGGGCGGGGATGGCTTCCTCGCAATACATTGCAAGCACTTGCGTGTCCCCTGTACGGTTAGTATGTTCCAGCGCATCGAGCGCCATCTGCGCGGCTTCTCGTAGTGGGTTCATTTGATACTCCTTTATTTATCGCTAATGCAGCGCGGCCTTTGTCGGTCAGTCGATCTACTGCAACAAGGTTGCCTGCGCGGTGAATCGTCGGGCCTTTGCCAATAAACCCACGGCGACGCAACGACCAGTACGTCGTCCACGACCCGGGCTTGGAGTTATACATCTTGAAGCCCCAGCCTTTCTCAAACATACGCAGCATGAACAGTTGGTGCGGAGAGAGTTTCATTCCTGCTCTACCTTGAAGTCGAGCGCCTTGGCAATCAGGCGCAGCGCGTTGTCAATCATCTCGTCGTAGACGCCGGGGGCGGTGTCTTTGATGACTTGCAAAACAATTTGCGCCTCATTCATTGCCTCGACGTCAAGCGACTCGCGCTCCGACAGTAGCCACGGATCGTTGTATTCTTCAGTCATTGCGCTTTCTCCTTTATTTATGTCTGCAATCAAAAACACAAACTCTATAGTGTCTGTGATTGCGGTTTATCCACCCAATCAGTCCCACAACGCTTGGTAATATTTGCCAAAAAGTCGCAGACCGTTTTTGATTCGCGCGTGATGGGCGTCTAAACCTTCACGATCAACCGTGATTTGAGCAAGCTGATCCATAGCAGGGGCTAATTTATCCACACCGGAGTCGTCAAAAAACTTGCTGTCGCCTTCGATCAACGCGTCAAAGGTCCAGATCATTTCATCGAGAATGTAGTCCCAGCGTTTAAAGTGATTGGAATCTACGTCGCCGTCCTCTGCATCTTTGGCGTCTTGCAGTTCTTTTGGTACGTCGTCGTCATCGGTTGCTGGCGCACCGTGTTTCGTGGCTTTCAGTTGCTTCAACATCGGCGCAATAATTAGGGCTAACGTGGTGTCCATGTTCCACGTGTCCCACTTGTCTATATTGATGCTGACCTCGCGCTCATCATCGGTGTATTCACCAATATGCACCTTCATTTTTCTCTCCTGTCAAATTTTTTTTCATGTCATTAATTATCAACAACCCGCCAATTATCCATGGAAGGATAACTAACAAACAAAAAACCAGCATGATCCAGTCAATTGTTAGCATGATTTGTAAGCCTTTGGATTTAATCTCAGCATAAGCCGGGCCTTGCGGAAAGTTTTTTCCAAATGATTTAATGTTGTATGTGATGCCGGAACATATTTAAACTTGGGGTCAGAAATACTTCTAAGAGGCATTGTTGGTTTTTTCATTTTCCATGTACCCTTTCATTTTGGAGCCAATCCAGAACCCATCTTTATTTAGAGCCATCCCATCCTCAATCATTTCTTCCTCTGTTTTACACCGCCTGTCTATCCCGTATTTTCCCGTGCGGTGTTTTTCAAATGCGCCGGTGCTGTTGAAGTATTTCTTGCAGGCGGCGCATTGATTGTGATTGCCCCTAAGCAGTTTCATTGATTGCCTCAGACAATTTGATTTCTGCCAAGGATGCCTCAATCAACTCTGCAAACGATTTTCCTGAAGGAAAACGCATTTGCGCGGCGGTGCAGTTGTTGACCTTTTTAATTGATGCGTCCACAGCATCGTTCCAACCGCTGACGTATCTGTCTCCCTCAACAACCCTTGCGTTGATGGCCTCCCGAACAATCATGCTCATTGGCATATTTTGAGATTTTGAAAACTTTTTTAGCTTGGCGTATTCTTTTTCCCCAAGATATGCCATGAATGGTTTAAATTTAACCGAATGGGTCATATTCTTCCTCGTAATTTTTAGAAATAACATCAAACCTTTCTTGTGCTTTTCTGTTGCCGTTCAGTTCTGACCTTGACTCAATGCCAAGTCTCAGGCAGAGATTGATGGCGGCCTCCTCCTCCGATGCGACCCCCAGCCACTCCTGAAAAGACATGTCCCTGCAAAGCATCGCCGCCCTCTGAACCCTGTTGTTATATGATTTGGCGGACTCATCGTCCTCAATCCTTACCATGGCACAGCCATACCGCGCCCCAACAAAGTCCCGGAACATTTCCTCAGGCAGTTCATCGGGGTGAATTGCCAAGGTCAGAATAAAACCGTTGCGGTCCTGCTTTAAAGCAATCTTTCTTGCCTCAAACTGAAGTGCCATTTTGAGAGTCCTTCAAACCAAGCTGATGCTCCAGATATGAAATTACAAATTTGTAACCCATGATTTGGTTTTTTAGCTGTTTAATAACCAAACTATCGGCGGAAATAACCTCTCGCAGAATATTTTGCCCTTGCGATATTTCAGTCTTTGGTTTTTGCAATTGGCTTTTTATTTGGTAAATCAAGGCGCTATTGCATTTGACTTGTTTTGCAATCTCCGATGTTTTGATTTTCGGATTGGCTTTAAGCAACTCTCGAATGCGATCTGATTTGGTCATGGTTCTCTCCTTAAAACTCATCTTCTTCCCTCTGCTGGGAGGGGGGGGATTGGCGGTTGACAGACAGAGACAGGTAGGTTGCGCCTGTCTTGCTGACCTTCTTCCAGCCAGAAATCTTGTAAATATGCAAGCCGTTCTCAATCGTCACATTGGACAAGTCCTTGGGGTTGATCGCAATCTCCCCCCAGTAGTCCGGTGAATTCTGGGTCCTCTTGGACTGTGACGCCATGAGGCGTCCACTATCTGGCTTTTGCTCAAACTTCCGATCCATCTTGCTTCTCCTGTTTAAATGAATCCTTCTTTGCGGTGAAGGCATCCCGAACCTCGGCAAACCAGTCTGGGTGACTGACCTTGAGGCTATCTAGTTGGCCTTGATTGGCCTTCCAGTACGCACGCAGTCCCTTCTCATCCTTGCAGATGGACAGATACTGCTTCATCCCGTCGCAAAACAGACGGGCATTCGCAACCTTCGCGTCCCCGCCTTCTGCGACCGTTTGGATGGCGGTGGCTATCGCAGCCTCAACCGCCTCTTTCGCAGCTTCTGGGACGGACGGCGAAGCCTCTGGCAGGTCTTCCCCCGCATAGATGTACAGGCCGAGCCCGAACAGACTCAGGCACTTGGTCATGCACCGCATCAGGGCAGTGTTGACCTGAAAGGAGTCTGGGTTGGGGATGGATTTGTTCCGGTGATCCATCACCGGCAGAAAGCATTCCCGGGTCACGCCCCGCAGGGTCACAGAAACAAACACCATCCCTGTGCCACCCGGCAGGGACATGTACGGCAGTTCCGTGTACTCGTCGTGTTTAAATGTCCTGACATGGAATGTCGCTGCCGGGTCGGCCTTCAGAGCCTCCGCCCAAGCCCACGCCCACGAGAGATAGGTCAGTCCCTGCTTCTTTTCCGTCTTTTCATTGACGTTAACCTTGAGCAGAGTAATCTCTAAATTGTTCGCACCACTGCGCAACCCCGCAGTAGTTTCCAATACATCGCTTGGGCTCTCCAAGACGGGTTTCGACATAGCCTTTCTCCTTTTCGGCCAACTCGTTGGCCTCTTCAATGGTTTTAAACAAACGAATGGCAGTTTTCCTGCCCTGCTTTTTGACTGCATACACAGCCTCTGACATCCACCTCTCTGAGTCTGAACAAAGTTGAAGGGGCTCCCCAAGGTCGTGGCTGACCTTGGCCTCTCTGTGCATGTCAAGCCTCTCCCGGATGTATGTTTCTGCGGACACGATGTCCCACCTTGGGATGTCAATCATGCATATCGGTGCCTGCGGGTATCCCTCCCTGATTTCGTGGCGCGAAAAATCTCTGACAAGGGCACAGATTTTCAAACCACAGACAGGAACCTTTTTTACAACCTCAACCAACCATTTATAGACGTTTAACTGCTGAATCCAATCCTCCTTTGTGTTCATCACAGACCAAGCGGAGGTGAACTTGTAGTCAATCAAAACTACGCCGCCCTCCACCTTCTGCTGGAGATCAATCGCTCCACTAATCGTTACACCGTCGATGCTTGCGAAGAGTCTTTCCTCGGTGATGTAGTTGGGGGTCTGGCCCCTCTCCATGACCACATGGAGTGCGGAACCCATCATCGACCACAGCATGTCCGAAACATCCTGCTCGATGACATCGTTGTACTGCTCACGCAGCCTTCTTATCCTTGGGGGCGACATCAACTCGGTGACGCTGTACTGGGAGGCCCCCTTGGTGTAGTATTCCTTTCCCGCCAGCGTCAGCAGCGGCTCCGGCACCCCATGCTTGTTGGTGATCTTCATTGTTTCTCCGAGGTCATGCATGAATAATAGTGATAGTGCGAACGAATTGCAAGCCCTTGTGCAAGTAATTTACGGCGAACCAGCTTCAAAAAGTAACAGCAGGAGGGTTGTCAAGTTCGGAGGCATGCCCCGCCTCATCAAGAGTGAAAAGGCACTGACCTACTCCGACACATTCAGAGAGCAATGCACACAACTTGCAACATTGATGTCGGGCGATCTGCGGGTTACTCTGCACATTTACTATGCCTCTCGAAGGCCCGATCTCGACGAGACATTGATTCTGGATTTGATGCAGGGGCTGATCTACCACAACGACAGGCAGGTCAAGGAGCGCCACACCTACTGGCACCTCGACCCAGAGACGCCCCGCTCGGAGATTCTGATTGAGAAAATCCCGGAGGTTGCGCCCGAAAAAAAGCCCCGGTCCAGCCGGGGCAAAGTCTCTAGGAGAGAGACGCCCGAAGCCGGGCCCGAATAATGTACCACAGGCTCACCGGGTGAGCCACAGTTAAACCTGTGTCTTGGTTCTTACAATCACATAAAAGGTAACAATTTTTCCCGTTGACGGGGGGTTCCCGTCGGCGCAGAATGAAGTTTGGCGCAAGCCCGTACTCCGCACGTTAGCAGGGGCCGCAAGTGGGGCCGCCCGGAAGAAAACCGCGACACCGTATGCCTTAGGGCTAGGGGGCAGTTCCCGAACAACCGGTGGGGCTAGTCGAATCTGCAAGCCCGGGGGTTTCGAGAGAAACATGCAGATGCCTTAACAGGCGGGCGACCTCTTCCTCTCCGTTTACACGGGGTAGGGGGAGTCTTTGAGGCGACCGATGTAAAACTAAGGATACGATGGATGTCTTGACCCCCGCCGGGATAAAAACCCTTGAGGATGAAGAGAGGGCAAAACAGATATTTGAATGTCACTATCCATCATTCAAATATATACATACACCAAAGGATCAGCCATCTGATATTGATGCAATACTAATTGATCAAAACAGGGTGCGCGGCGTTATTGAAACCAAATGTCGCTATGACGTCACCCTTGAAGAATTCAATACAAAGTACAAGGCCTCATGGTTGATTACCTTTGACAAGGTTTTAAAGGCCAAGGCTCTAGCAGATGGTCTCAGGGTTCCTTTGTACGGATTTTTGTATTTAAAACAATCAGATGTTTTAATGGTTACGAAAATATATTCTGACGGGGCATTTCTCAGGAAAATATTCATTGACAACACCCTTACCCAAAAAACCGTAAACGGGGGGCAGATTGTTAGAACCAACGCATACATTGACATGGCGGGCGTCAATGTATACAAATTTCAAGATAAAAACAGAGGATTCCAATGAGGGATTACAAATCTGAATACAAAAACTATGATGGCACAGATGCCGTCAAGAAGAAGAGGGCCCAGAGAAACAAGGCCCGCCGGATGATGGAGAGGGAGGGTGCCGTACACAAGGGGGATGGGAAGGATGTTGACCACAAGACCCCCCTCAGCAAGGGCGGTACAACCGCCCGATCCAATCTCAGGGTCAAGAACTCCTCATCCAACAGGAGTTACCCGAGAACATCCTCCGGTTCAATCAAATGATTGCATTTGATGATTTCCCGGGCGATTTTGCCCGGGTTGTCTGTCCATTCTGTGCGGGGGACAGAAAGAAATCAAGGCTAAAGGAAATGGCCCTGAGCCGCCGCCCCGACGGGGCTATCCTCTATTTTTGTCATCACTGCGAGGCAAGCGGGTCGGTCCAGCCACGCAAGCAGGAGTTTAAATTGTCGGCAGTTCCATCACTCACTATTGTTTCAAAGCAATTGACAGATCGCCACTATGCCTATCTTTCAAAGAGAGGAATATCCAAAGAAACGGCAGATAAAGCAAAGTTATTTGCGGCAGAGAAATATTTCAATCGGTTGGGAAAACAGGCAGATGCAATAGGCTTTCCATATTACAGGAAGGGGGCTCTGGTTTCGGCGAAATACAGGTCATTCCCAGATAAAGATTTCACACAGGATTCTGGGGGAGCCCATGATTTTTTCAACATCGACAACATTGACCCGACACAGCCCCTGATTATTGTTGAGGGTGAGATTGATTGTTTAACCGTTATTGAGGCCGGGCTCACTAATGTTGTTAGTGTTCCGGGCGGGGCGCCCATCAAGGTGGCGGATGGAAAGGTTCTTCCCAGCGAAGACAAGAAGTTTGCCTTTGTCTGGAATGCAAGAGAGGTTATTGATCAGGTTCCATCTGTTATTTTGGCAACAGATCAGGATGGGCCGGGGCAGGCTCTGGCGGAGGAACTGGCAAGAAGGATTGGAAAAGAGAAATGCAGGATAGCCAAGTTCGACAGAAAAGATTTGAATGAGGTTCTGCTCGACGATGACCCAACACAGGATAGCAAGGAAAAGATCAAGGAGATTATTGACGGGGCAACCCCCTACCCCATCTCCGGCCTGTCGGAGGCCAACACCTACCTTGATCGTTTAAATGATTTATTTGCAAAGGGAACAGGCAAGGGGTTTTCCACCGGCTATCAATCGCTCGACACCATTTACACCGTTGCGCCCGGGCAACTGACTGTCGTTACAGGTTACCCCTCATCGGGTAAGAGCAACTTCGTAGACCAGTTGATGGTCAACCTAGCGACCCGGGATCAGTGGAAGTTCGCGGTTGCGTCCTTCGAGAATCAACCCGAGATACACATCACCCGACTGATGGAGATCAAGACCCGCAAAAGATTCTTTGACGGTAGGGAGAGGATGGATCAACCGGAGATGCAGGATGCATTTAAATGGGTAGATGACCATTTCCTTTTTATCGATTCTGCGGGCGAGGAACCAAATACCCTCGATTCAATCCTTGAGCGGGCAAGGGCGTCGGTTAAACGCATGGGAATCAGGGGTATGGTTATTGACCCCTACAACTACATCGACCTTCCAAGGGATGGGACAGAGACCGAGGCTATCAGTCACATGCTTACACGGGTGCAGAAGTTCTGCAAGGCCAACGATGTACATGTCTGGTTTGTTGCTCACCCCGCAAAGATTCAGAGGAGCGGGACAGACCAACCGCGCCCGGACGGTATGAGCATCGCAGGATCAATGGCATGGTGGGCAAAGACGGACTGCGGCGTTACCGTGCATCGGCAGGATCAGTACGTCGAAATCGCGGTATGGAAATGCCGCTACAGGTGGGTAGGGACGCAGGGTGAAACGACCCTTCTCTACAACAAAACCTCGGGCACATACGCCGAGATTTTGGACATGTTTTAAACAAGGTAAAAACTTTTACCTTAAAGAGAAAGGGGGGCATAGCCCCCCCTTCTCAATATGGCGCGTCGGGTATCTTGTCCCTCTGCCTGCGCTCGTACTCCCTTTGCTGTTTGGGTGTCCAAGGTATCGGACCACCCGGGGGCGGGAAAGGCCAGTTAAACGGCTGCAAGGTAGACCGCCCGGTAGATGGTTTGGGCAGACCCGACATGGGTACCCACCCTGCATGGTTGCATCCGCATTACCCTCCATAGCCCTGCGTTCCAAACAATGTAGCGTTCGCCCGGGGCAATGAACCGCTCATCGTTTTGCAGGTCGATCAGGTCATCAGCGGCATAGGCCACCTTCAAAAACGCAGGGTTGCGGTTGGTGATGGTCTTTATTTTGGTGAACATTTAAACGACCTCAAACATCTTGTCGTCGTCGTCAATGTCGTCAAGCACTCGACCGTCGATGGTTTGCGAAAGCATTTCCCATGCAGCATCCGCATGCTGCCGAGGCACTTGCAGGATCGGTGCGTGGAAAGATCGACCGTTGCGCCTGTGGGGAATTCCCTGCTTGTCAAGCATTCCCTCGATGTAGCGCAACTTCGGATCGTTGGTGCGTTTGCAAAAAGTTTCCCATGTCATTTAAACATCTCCTTCTTAGACTACGGTCATCAATTACGGGCGACCGTCAGACCCAACCCAACCCATCGCAACAGGGTCAAAGGGTTCTTCCTCATATTCGCAGTTCAGTACCTCATGTACCTGATATGCCCCCTCACCTACAGCGAACCCGTGCCGCTGCGCGTAGTCCATCGCTGCCTGCTCAGAATCGAACAGTCCATATACTTGCACCGGGGAGTGCGGGAAAAAGTGCAACACAACGAATTTGCCAGTTGTCTCGTCCATGTTTAAACCTTTCATGTGATGTCAAGGGATGTCAGGTGGTCCACCAGTAGACCGCCGCAACAGCGATGCCGATGCCGATGGCAATCGCAAGCAAAAAATCCATTGCCGCCTCGGCGCGGCGCAGTGCAGGGTGTTTCATAGCCCCTCCGGAACGTCTACCTCGTCACCGAGGCGGGATGCAACGTAGCAGCGCATGGCTGCAATCAGGGGAGTAGGCCCACTCTGTAGGCCAGCGGCCCACCCACGCTCGTTTCCCAAGGGGAAAACGCCAATTCCCTCACGCTCGATGATTGGGCCACCGATAGCCCAACTGGTAGAAGGCTTGAAGGTGTAGTACCCGTCCGGGGCTAGATCAAACTCAACCCCTTCACACTTCGCCACTGCCCAATCGAGCGCGGTATCTGTCAGTTCACTTGTCTTGATCTTCATTGCTTCTCTCCTTCTTGGTTACAAATTAAGGGCGACCATCATGGCCGACCCACCCCATCCCAGCGTAGTCGTTGGGGTCTTCGGGTTGCGGTTGAGTATCCCTCCACGGGGTGATCGTCCACTCCCCAACTGTGAGGAACTTCTCCTCGGTGCGACCGAACGCCCAGTCATTCGCCCACTTCTCAAACGCTTGCACGATCTCGACCGGGATGTCAGGGTGCGGCACGCCAACTGTGTCGTCAGCGCCGTCGTATTGCCAACCCCACCAATGGTAGTTGTCGCCCGGGGGTGACAGGTTCTCTCCCCACCCAATGCTGACGAGGTAAGTCTCCTCCCAGCGCCCCTCTCGCCCGACGCTGAATCCTTCGTATTCCTGATTCTCACCCCTGTCCAACTCTGCCTTGTCCCATGCGTTGCTGATGCAATCTTGGATGGCATCAATCGTCCACTCGTTGGTGCTGGCGTAACCTCCACCGAGGGTGTCAAAGTCATCAGACACAGACACCTCGACCTTGATCTTGGCGCCGTCCTCTGACCAGATGCGTGCGGATGCGATCTCCTTCTTGCTGGAGTACCAACCCGTGTCGAACGGCTCGTGCGCCTCAAGCGCGGCCTTGAGTTCTGCTTCGCCGTCGTCGTACCAATCAGACAGCCCCCAATGGGCGCCGTCTCCGCGTTGGAATGCTTCAAGTTTCTTCATTGCTTTCTCCTATTTGATAAGTTGACCAAAGGTTCTCAGCGCAGTGTCGAATGCCATTGCGGCACTGCCAACCTGATCTATCGGGCAGGGGTAGATTTCCCATGAAACCTCAAGCGTGCGCTGCCGCGCGTAATTCACGAAGTTCGCTGCCTTGTCGTGCATGTTGAACGCATAGAACCATGTTGGTTCACTCGCGCCAGAGTTAGTGCCGACGCACACAAATACTGTTTGCATGTTTAAATCTCCGTTGCTTTTGCGATAGCGGCCAGTGCCTCGGCCTCGATGGTTTTTGCCCAATGACCCTTATCCATCAGGGCAATGTTTGCAATGGTTTGCAGCGCGGCCAGCATGTCAGGCGCGGCAGCGAACAGCAGTGCCTGCTGCCTGCGCAGGGTCATCGGTCGGTGCGACCCGACGACACGGGCGACCTCGACCTCCCCTTGCGGGGAGTGCTGCCATACCGTTGTGTTTTTCGCGTACATCATGCTGCCACCTTAATCTGCGAGAGTGCGGCACTGGCAAGGTCGGCAGGGTCCACCACCTTGATGGCATTTGTGTACCAGACATCGGCCTGATTCCTCTCGCCGATGCCGATGGCTATTGTCGTAATGCCCAGCGCAGCACCGGCCTTGCACTGCGCACGAACCGCTGCGCCCTTGCCATCGCCATCCGTCAGAACAAACACAACCTTGCGCTGCTCCGGGCGCGTATAGATGCGCTCATGGGCAAGGCGCAGCGCCACCGAGTCGTTAGTGTCGCCCTCGTTATCTACGCACCGCACCGCATGCTTGATGCGAGCGGCAGGGGTTCCAAACGGGCACAACACCGACGCCACAACACCGAATGTCACCACCTCGACCTGCACCCCTGCTGCGCTCAGTGAGTCGATCAGCGCATCACATGCCTGCACTGCTGCACCGATGAGTGCAGGCTGCGTAGCGCCATTGATGTTGCGCTCGACAAACATGCTGCTGCTCACGTCCAGCACAACCGTCACCGCAGAGTCGATACCCTCAGGCTCATCATGACGTTTAAATACCCGATCACTGCCTGCTGCAACACGCGGCAGCACCGCGCTATTGATTGACCCAGCGCGTCGGTTGACTTCATACCCGCTGCGGTCGGTGTGCTCAAACATGCGGCGCACCTCACTGCGCAGGCGAGCAGGCGCATGGACAGGCGGCGCAGGCACTGTGACTTTGTTTGTCAAATGGTGCCCATCCTTTGCAATCACCTCGTCGCGGGTAAATGAGCCACCCGGGGAGGGTTTGCCATCCATGCGCGGCTCGACCTCACGTGCGGGTTGATGCTCGTGCGCCACCGGACGCGCATCGGGCGCGTCAGGCGCGTTTTTCCCGTCGCCTGCACCCTCACCCTCACCCTCGCCCTGATCGCCGCCCTCAGGCCCATCTGATGCGTCTGAGTGGGCATCCTGATTGCCTGCGTCATCGCCTGCGTCATCGCCTTCCTGCTGCTGGTCATCGGGTTGCTGGTTGTCGGGTTGCTGGTTGTCGGGTTGCTGCACCTGCTGCAATTGTTTAAATACCCAATCGGCAATTGCCAGCGTGTCGCTGCTGCTGGTGCAACCAGACAGGCGGCGATGCGCCTCGTCAAAGATCGGGCGCAGGCCACGCGCCAGCGGCACCTTGCGGGTTGCGTGATCCCGCAGATAGATCGCCAGCGCGAACGGGTATTGCGCCGTGTCCGACCAGTCGCTCACCTCCGCTAGTGCCTCGCCCACGATTGAATCCACCAGCGCGGACAGCAGGCCAGCGGCGTTGCCAACCAGACCATCGCGGATGCACCGGCCCTCGATCCACGCATCCTCGACTGCGTTGTGCAGTGCCTGCACGTATTGCCCATTACCGCGCACCGAAAAGGTCGTGTACTTGCGGTGCAGCAGTTCGTGCAAAACAAACCCTGCATACCGTGCCACGGTGGCGCGGCCAATCACCGCATCGTCGGCCACGTTCGCCAGCACCATGTTGCCGCAGGCATTGATGGCGGCAGTGCTGATGCCTGCCCACTGGATCGTGACACGCGGCAGGCCCAGCGCAGCGCAAAGACGATGCGCGAATGCCTCGATTCCCGGGCGCAGTTCGATACCGCGAATGTTTGCGCGGCGCAGCAGTGTTTCGATGTTGCTCATGTTTAAACCCCTTTGATGTTGGATTCGATCAGGCCCGGGTTGATATTGGCAGCGTAGACTGCCTCCAGTGCGACCAGACCCTCGGCAGGTTGTTTGCTGGCAATGGTGGTTGCCCACGCATCCGCGACCGTGTGCCATGAGCAGGCGCGGATGAATGCCATCGCCTGCCGCAGGGAGGGTGCATCAACCAGCGCACCCGTTGCCAGTTGCTGGCGGCAGACATTGATCGCGGCCACAACATGCAGCGCCAGTGCGCGGGTGCATCCAGTGTGTTTAACCAGTGCATCGGCCTCGACGTCAGCAGGCAGGAAAGCAAAGGGGATCGTCCGGGCAAACCGGTCCAGCAGCGCGGCATTCATTTGCCGCACCCCAGCGTACCGGCCAGATGCATCGCCGCTGCCCAGCGTATTGTCGGCAGCGAAAACCATCACCCCAGCGGCGCGGCGATAAACCTTGCCGTGGATCGTCACCGCTGCCCCGGGTTCCAACAAACCATTCAGCATCGCCAGTTCACCGGCATCGCAATTGGAAACCTCGTCCAGCAGAATCACGGACCCGGGCGCAGTGAACGCGCGGAGAAAAGGACCCTCGACAAATTGAGTCGCGCCATTTACTAGACCGACCGCGCCGATATATTCTTCGACCGTCGTGTATTTATGGAAGTTGATGCGGGTAAATGCGCGGCCTGTACGGGCGGCAAATTGCATAATGGTTTGCGTTTTGCCGGTACCCTTTTCACCACCGAGCCAGATATTCTCCCCGGTATATTGCGACTGCACTAAATGCCGCACAATATCGGACCGCCAGATAAACGTGTTATCTACCGGTGGCGCATCATTATGGTTATAAATATCCAGCATAATGTTTGCGGACAATCCGGTAGTAATTCCGAAAACATTATCGGGATGATCCTGCCCAGCAGGCGCAGCAGCAGCAACAGCCACAACCGCATCCTGCGCACCGGCATCAATCACTGCCTGTTTAAATGGACCAAATGCCTGCTCGACTGCCTGTGCGATCAGCACAGCAGCGGCACCAGTGTCAACCCTCGCAGCATCTACCTTGCCTTGCAAAGCAGACAGTGATGCATCTATTTTGTCTAAGGCGGCACCGTGCGCCAAGGATGCAGCATGCGCCTTGTTTGCGATATGCGCAGCACTGTCCAACGATTGCCGCTGAGTGCTGACAACCCTTGTAAGGTTGTCCACCGTGGTTTGCAGGTCCTTGACGTCCTGCGTCCGAACAGCATCAACGACAACCTGATGCGCCGTCGGCGCAGCAGCAGGCGTGGCAGCAGCGCCAGCAATACGCTGCACGGTGGTGGTGCCGTTGTCAACCAGCACCGCTAGTCGGCGGCACATGTCCAACTTATCGCCAGACATGACACTGTGCGCCTGCGCTGCGGTTTTGATCCGCGCCAGCGGCAGGCCCATGAGGGTTTTTTCGATTTGAGTGAGCATGGTTGTCCCCTCAAACAAGGTTGATCGTGTCGCCACAGACACACGTCGGCATGCCTTTGCTGGCCCACAGTGCCGACAGGCGAATGGTGTACCCGCACGATGGGCACAGCCCTTTGAGCAGTCGGGTGGCCTGCGTCTTGCGGGTGGTGGCCTGCAATGCAGCATGCGGGTAATCGCCCAGCCCCGAGATAATGGCCGAATACATGCCATCGAAAGCAGGTCCGGCACTGGTCGCCTTGTAGCCCCGGGTTGCGCTGGGCACGAGGCCCATCGCGTCAGCGATAGCAGCGAATGCCTTACCGTGATTCATTGCACCGGCGCATGTATGCGCCACCTCATGCACCAGCACTGCCATCACATCCCGGGAATTGTCGAGAGTGGGCGCGACCAAAATCTCGTTGGTCTTGTCCGCGCTGGCAGTGTCAACCCAGCACTCGCCGAGTGCCTTGGACCTCTTCCAACTCGAAGGAAACCCGCAGGCAACCCTGATACGGGCAGAGCAGGGGGCAGGCGCGTAGGCCTGAAAGATTGGGCGCAACTCCTCGACGGCGGCGGTCAGCCACTCCTCGCGTGTTGCATAGATGATTGACATTTCAAATTCTCCGGTAGCAGTGCGGGATTGCACTCCAATGCGCCCGGTCGGGCGCATCAGGGTGGAATCAAAATGGAATATCGTCGTGGTCGCAGGCGAGGTCGCAGGACGCAGGGAGGCGTGGCAGAACCTCTGGCCGCGTCTCGCATCCGTCCCAATCGTTATACAGGGCCTCGGCGGCGTGGCCTGCCTCCTCGCGGGTTGCGTAATCACTGATATAGGCAGACTCCGTGCCCACGACAGCATCAGTAAACCGGCAATGCGCCGGTCCGGTAACAACAACCACAAACCGGCCTGCCGCGATTGCGGCGCGGGTGATTTCATCCATCGGACGGCGCTGCATCAGGCTGAGGTGGTAGGCGTCTTGCAGGTCTTTCATTTGTTCGCTCCATTTTCGGGCGGGATTGCCCGGAGCGAATTGTCAAGGTAAACGCAAGCGCTGCGCGCCCCGTTCGCACTATTAAAGTGTAATAGTTTGTATCGCCCGGATGCATGCTGCGGAGCAGCAACGGACAAAAAGCACTGTACAAACATACATGCCTCTAAAACGCACCAGAAACGCCGTAGAGCGATTTTCTGCCGTCAGGCTACCTACCCCTTGACCGGGGTCAGATCGTGCCACCTGCGCGTTTTTTCACATTGTGGAAAAAACTATCCACAAAAATCGGTGGATAACTTTATTTGTCCACAGGCTGTGGATAACTTGACAAACATCTGTTTTTACGTACAGTGCTGTTAATTGATACAGCGGCGCATCCAGCGCCGCGTGAAGTGACATCTAAATCAGCAAGACCATGGTGCAGCGCACAACTCACAAAGACCTCATCAGCAGCATCGAGGATGCGGACCATGCCGAGATCGAGGAGGCAACAGCAGACCTCACCGATGCCGAGAGGATGGCCCTGCGAGCGGAGCCGCCGCCTTTAAATGCGAACAGGTTGGGCCCGGATGGTTTGCCCGGCGCCAGACGGCAGCGGCCTCTGACTGCACAACAAATGGCATTCGCAAGGGGAGTCATAGAGGGGAAATCACTCAGGCAGGCATATAGAGACGCATACCCAAACGACACCAGCGCAGACAACACAATCAGCGCAGCAGCAAACAGACTGATCAAAGACACAAGGGTCAGCCAAGTAGTACAGACGGCGTGGGAAGAGACACAAGAGCATTTGACTGAGGATCGAGCAGCAGCACAAAGGTACGTCATGAGGCAACTGATAACGCTCAGCAAAGCAGGACGCCAAGAGGGTTCACGTTTAAAGGCACTGGAACTTCTCGGCAGAGCGGCAGGCATGTTCCGGGAGTCACCAGAGCAGGCCACTCAGTCCATCACCGCAGAGTCCCTCAAGAGGCAACTTAGCGCCCACCTGCGCCTGCTGGACAACGCTAGGACCTTCCGAGCATCACGGGCGACTGTCGTGGAGCAGGTAGCCCGGGAGAGGTTAAACGGCGATGCGGGGAGGGAGCGGACCCACCCTGCCCCCACCCCCCAAGATAGCGATTGACCACCCCCCTGCGCACTACGCTGTAATCCACTCATTCAAATATCCCCTAAATCAGAACACCCCCCCGTTCCACGTGAAACACAAACACCCCCGGGGTATATATATTTTTAAAAATGAGCAGGCCTATAACAAAAATGACCAGCAGGAGAAAGCTGGTACTTGATTTTGTTGTTGCTTACACAAAGATACATAAATGCGCCCCAACCATGGATGTTATTGCAAAAGCAATTGGATTGAAGAGCAGATCGAATATTCACAGGATAGTGAAGAGGCTGGAGGCGGATGGGTTTATTGAGACAAGGCCAAAGAAATACAGGTCTATTAGGGTTGTTGACAAGTCAATAAAGATTATTTCTTCGTTATGAGTTTATTGACCAAAAAAGAAATTTCTCATTTGCTGTCAATTGTTGATTCTGTTCCAAATTTGGAGAGGCAGAAGATTCATCAATTGTTGGAGATGGACAGGGTTGAGAAATGCAGGGAATCATTTCTGTTTTTTGTTCAGCAGATGTGGCCCGGGTTTATTGGGGGTAAACACCATGCAATTATGGCTGAGGCATTTGAGAGAGTTATCAATGGAGAGTTGAAGAGGCTGATTATCAATATGCCTCCAAGGCATACAAAATCAGAGTTTGCATCCTATTTGTTGCCATCATGGTTTTTGGGTAAGTTTCCAGACAAAAAGATTATCCAAACAGCCCACACAGCAGAGTTGGCGGTGGGTTTTGGACGGAAGGTTAGGAATTTGGTGTCTTCGGAGGATTACCAGAAGGTTTTTGAGACAAAGCTGTCAAGTGATTCAAAGGCGGCGGGGAGATGGAACACCGACAAGGGTGGTGATTACTTCGCCATCGGTGTTGGTGGCGCTGTAACGGGTAAGGGTGCCGATCTTTTGATCATTGATGATCCCCATTCTGAGCAGGAGGCCCGTCAGAACAACCCGGCAGTGTATGACGGAGTGTATGAGTGGTACACATCAGGCCCAAGGCAGCGTCTTCAGCCCGGCGGGGCCATCATTATTGTGATGACGAGATGGGCTAAGAGGGATTTAACGGGCCAAATTCTCAAAAATAGCCAAAAAGACGGAACAAATGAGTGGGAAGTCATTGATTTCCCGGCAATTTTGCCGTCCGGCACCCCTCTGTGGCCTGCCTTTTGGAAAAGGGAGGAGCTTGAGGCCTTAAAAGCAGAGCTTCCGGTGTCTAAATGGGAGGCCCAATACCAACAGAACCCAACCTCTGAGGAGGGGGCGATCATCAAGAGGGATCAATGGATGGTTTGGGAGCATGAGGACCCCCCATCCTGCGAATACATCATCCAATCATGGGACACAGCCTTTGAAAAAAGCAACAGAAGCGATTATTCGGCCTGTACCACATGGGGAGTTTTTTATCGGCCCGACAGCAAGGGGAATTCCAAGCCAAACATCATCCTCTTGGATGCGTTTAAAGAGAGAATGGAGTTCCCAGAGCTAAAAAAGAAGGCATTGGAACTGTGGCAAGAATGGAACCCAGACACCCTGATTGTAGAAAAGAAGGCGGCGGGAGCCCCATTGATCTATGAGATGAGAAGGATGGGAATCCCCCTTTCGGAATATACACCGGGCAAGGGAAGCGATAAGATAGCGCGTGTAAACGCAATTTCTGATTTGTTTGCCTCTGGTGTTGTTTGGTGCCCAGAAACAAGATGGGCAGATGAGGTGATGGAGGAGATGGCCTCCTTTCCCAGTGGCGACCATGATGATCTTGTGGACTCGGCAAGTCAGGCCCTGATTCGTTTTCGGCAGGGCGGCTTCATCAGCATTGATTCAGATGAGCCGGAGGAGCCCAATTTTTACCGAAGAAAGATGGAGTATTACTAATGGCAACTAATCTGATTGAAAAAGCTCTGTATCCCGCCCCCTTTGGGATTGGGTCTTTGGACGAAGAGCCTATTGAGATTGAGATTGAAAATCCGGAGTCGGTGGAGATTCGGGCGGGAGGAATGGAGATTATCCTTGAGCCCGGCAATGAGATTGAGGACCGCTTTGACTCCAATCTGGCAGAAATTCTGGATGAGGGGTCTCTTGGGAAGATTGCCTCTGAATTAATTGAGCTTGTTGATGCCGACATCAATTCCAGAAAAGAATGGGCAGAAACCTTTGTCAAGGGGCTAGAGGTTCTTGGTCTTCATTATGAAGAAAGAACAGAGCCATGGAATGGGGCCTGCGGGGTTTACAGCGCCATCCTGACTGAGGCGGCTATCAGGTTTCAGTCTGAGTCAATCATGGAGACCTTCCCGGCTTCCGGGCCCGTCAAGACTGAAATCATTGGAGAGATAGACAAGAAAAAGGAAGATTCGGCCGAAAGGGTCAGGGACGACATGAACTATCGCCTGACAGAAAAAAATACCGAATATCGCCCGGAGCATGAAAGGCTTCTGTATTCCCTTGGTCTGGCGGGATCGGCCTTCAAAAAGGTTTACTACGACCCATCGATGGGCAGAGAGACCGCTATTTTTCTTCCGGCGGAGGATGTGATTGTTCCCTATGGGGCGTCCAACCTGAAGAGTGCGGAAAGAGTCACCCACATCATGCGCAAAACAAAAAATGAAATGCGCAAGATGATGGTTTCAGGATTTTATCGAGACATTGAGTTGGGGGAGCCCATCAATATTCTTTCCGACATTGATAAGAAAAAGGCAGAACAACAAGGATATCGCGCATCCGATGACAACCGCTATCAAATTCTTGAAATTCATGCTGATTTGGATATTGATGGATTTGAAGATTTAAACGAAGATGGAGAGCCAACAGAGATTGCCCTGCCATATGTTGTAACTATTGACAGAGGAACAAATAAAGTTTTGGCAATTTACAGAAACTGGGAGGAGGATGATCAACAAAAGCGCCGAAGAATGCATTTTGTTGATTATTGTTACATCCCGGGCTTTGGTTTTTATGGGATGGGGTTGATCCATATTATAGGTGGGTACGCTAGGGCGGGAACATCTTTGATTCGCCAATTGGTTGATGCCGGAACCCTTTCCAATCTGCCCGGCGGGCTCAAGGCAAGGGGGATGAGAATCAAGGGGGATGACACCCCCATCGCCCCCGGAGAGTTCAGGGATGTAGATGTGCCCTCCGGAGCCATCAAAGATAACGTAATGACGCTCCCCTACAAGGAGCCTAGCCAAACCCTGCTAACTCTTCTCAATCAGATTACCGAGGAGGGCAGAAGGCTTGGATCAATAGGGGAAATGAAGGTTAGCGACATGAGCGCCAACGCTCCAGTTGGCACAACCCTAGCCCTTCTGGAGAGGCAGCTTAAAACAATGTCGGCGGTTCAGGCCCGAGTCCATTACTCCATGCGTCAAGAGTTTAAATTGCTGAAGAGCCTGATAAGGGATTATGCCCCAACACAATATTCATATATTCCCGATGGAGGGGACCGCCGCGCAAAACAGGAAGATTACGACATGGTGGAGGTCATTCCTGTTTCAGACCCCAACAGCAGCACCATGGCTCAAAGGATTATGCAGTATCAGGCTGTTATTCAATTAGCCAGCCAAGCCCCCCAAATTTATGATTTGCCACAACTCCATAGGCAAATGATTGAAGTTTTGGGCGTTAAAAATGCCGATAAATTGGTCCCCGTTGAGGATGATATTAAACCCAAGGACCCGATTAGTGAAAACATGGATTTGTTAACCGGTAAGCCGGTTAGGGCCTTTATCTATCAAGATCAAGATGCCCACATAGTTGCCCATCAAACCTTCATGCAAGACCCGATGATTGCCGCAACGATTGGGCAAAACCCAATGGCTCAAAAAATCCAAGCCGCAATCATGTCCCATATTGCGGAACATCTTGCGTTTAAATACAGAAAGGATGTTGAGGATCAGATCGGGGTTCCTATCCCCCGCCCCGGCGCCGAACTTCCCGAGGATGTTGAGGTTGATCTCTCAAGATTGGTCTCTCTTGGGGCGCAGCAGCTTCTACAGAAAAACACCGCTCAGGCTCAACAAGCCCAAGCCCAGCAACAAATGCAAGACCCCCTCGTCCAAATGCAACAGGCAGAGCTTCAGATTAAAGCTCAAGAGGCCCAGACAAAAGCTCAAAAGGTTGTGTCTGATTCTCAATTGGCACAAGCAAAACTACAACTTGAGACACAAAAAGCTCAAGCTCAAATTGCCGCTGAATCACAAAGGATTCAAACCCAACAACAAATCGAGATGGCCCGCCTTCAACAACAAGAAAAGCGCGATAACCAAAAGGTTCAGGTAGATATATTTAAACGAGGCAACAAATGAACGAAGATGCTCGATTGTTAATTATTGTTTTGAATCAAATAAAAGAGAGAGAGTCAATACTCTCTGAAAGACTTGTATTGGGGGGCGCAAAAGATTTCCCCGAATATCGAGAATTGTGCGGCAACATTCAGGGTCTGTTGTTTGCTCAATCCATAATCCAAGACCTTGTACGTAAACTGGAGCAAATTGACAATGACTGAACTTCTAGTGAGTCAGGACGGAAAAACAACCACCTCACTGCCTACGTCGGCGGAAGAAAAGGCAAAACAATTGCCCGATCCTGCCACGTACCATCTTCTGTGCGTCCTGCCAGAGGCGGAGGAGGAATATGAAAGCGGTTTGGTAAAGGCCGGGCAAACTCTTCATTATGAGGAGGTTCTTTCGCCAGTTTTGTTTGTGGTGAAGGTCGGCCCGGATGCCTACAAAGACGAGAAAAGATTTCCATCTGGCCCGTCTTGCAAGGTTGGGGATTTTGTGTTGGTTAGACCCAACACAGGAACCCGCATAAAAATTCATGGCAAAGAGTTCCGCATTATCAATGATGATAGTGTGGAGGCCGTGGTTGAAGACCCCCGTGGCGTTTCCCGGGCCTAAGGAGTAAATCATGGCAGAAAACACTACCTTTGAATTTCCAGACGAGATTGAAGAAAAAAAATCGCCCGCTGGCAAAAAATCCCAAGAATTAACCGAATCCAATTCGGCTCCAGAGATTGAAATTGTTGACGACACCCCGGAGGAAGATCGTGGCCGGGCACCAATGTCAACCCCTCCACAAGAGCCAACAGATGAGGAGTTGCTCAATTACAGCCGGGAGGACCGGGCGCAAAAAATTCGTGAGTTCACCAAGGGATATCATGAGGAAAGGCGGGCAAAGGAAGCCGCCCTGCGCGAACGTGAGCAGGCAATTGAAATTGCCAAGGCGGTTATGGCAGAAAATCAACGCCTAAAGGGGACCGTTGATCAAAGCCAAGCCGTTTTAATTGAGCAGGCAAAGCGAGTTGTTTCACAAGAAATTGAAGAGGCAAGACGCAAATACAAAGAAGCTTATGAGAGCGGGGACGCCGACGCCCTCGTTTCCGCACAAGAAGAATTGACCTCCGCCAAACTAAAGGCGGATAAAGTAAATCATTGGAAACCACAGCCCTCTTTACAACAAGAGAAAAATGCTGTACAAACTCCAACAGCCGCGCCACCGCCGGTTATTAAGCCTGACCCCAAGGCAGAAAATTGGCAACGAGCCAATGAATGGTTTGGACAGGATAAAGAAATGACCGCCTTTGCTTTGGCGGTTCATGATCGGTTGGTGAACGAGGATCGAATTGATCCAACAAGCGACGAATACTATCGACGCCTTGACGGCAGGTTACGCCAAGTGTTCGCAGATAAGTTTGATTCTGCTGAACCCGCTGATACGAGACAGCGCCCCAAATCAAACGTGGTCGCTTCTGCAACGCGCAGCACCGCGCCCAAGAAGATTACGTTATCTTCATCGGAAGTGGCTATTGCCAAGCGGCTTGGTATTCCTTTGGAACGCTATGCCCGCGAAGTTGTGGTTTTGAGGAGAAATACAAATGGATGAGACGGAAAAGCAAAAGCGGGCACCCCGCGAAATGGAAAACAGAGAGTCAAGCATGCGTCCCACAAGCTGGACGCCACCCACTCTTTTGCCAGAGCCCGAACGGGAAATGGGGTGGAGTTACCGCTGGGTTCGAACCAGTACGCTAAATTCTGCCGATCCAACCAATATTTCTACAAAATTCCGCGAGGGATGGGAACCTGTCAAGGCTGCCAGCCAACCCAAACTCCGTTTCCTGAACAACCCAAATGGGCGGTTTCCGGAAGGAATCGAGATTGGCGGTCTGCTTTTATGCAAAACCCCAACTGAATTTACTGAACAGAGAAATGAATACTATCAAAAGGTGTCAGATTCTCAAATGTTGTCGGTAGATAACAGTTTTATGCGCCAAAGTGATGCCCGAATGCCTCTGTTCAAGGAGAGGAATTCCAAGGTGACTCTAGGCAAAACCATTTAAATTTTAGGAGTTAAACATGGCATACCCCAGTGTTGACGCCCCCTATGGCTTTAAACCCGTCAATCGACTTGACGGACTGCCGTATGCGGGTGCAATTCGTCAAATCCCCGTTGCCAATGCATACGCTCAGAACATCTTCTACGGCGACGTAGTTCAGATTTCTGGCGGAACCATTGTGCGTTCCTCGTACACCCCCGCTACTTCACCAACCACGCCTATTGACGGCACCGTTGGCGTTTTTGTTGGGTGTTCGTACACCAGCCCATCTACCGGGCAAAAACTGTTTGCTCAGTACTACCCGGCAAGCACCGCCGCAAACGACATCATGGCGTTTGTTGTGGATGACCCGCGCGCACTGTTTAAAGCAGTTGTTACTACCCAAAGCACTTCGCTGGCTAACACCAGCACCACTGTGGGCTACATGAACCCGGCCTATGTCGGTTCCAATGCATACCAAATTGGTGGCGGCGGCGGCGTGTCGGGCAGCACCATTACTGGTGATTCGGCGTTTTCTGTGTCTGGTGGGGCAGTGTCTTCTGGCACCGCAGGTACTGGCGCTCGGGTAACGACCGCCGCTCCGTTCCGGGTTGTTGGTGTGGTTCCTGAGACTGCTGTGACTCTTTCGGGCACTGGCAGCACCTCTGGTTCTAGCGCAACCGTGACCCTGACCGCCGCTGTGACTGGCCTCAAGCCCGGTATGCAGTTGATCTGCCCGACCGGAACTGGAACGCTTGCTGGTAACTATTCGACCGTGATCAACGTGGCAACCACCACGCTGACCTTGGCTTCGGCAGTTACTCTGGCTTCTGGTTCGTCGCTGTCCTTCGTGGGCTACCCCGAAGTTCTGGTGGCATGGAACGGCAATTTCCATTCCTACAACAACACTACCGGTGTTTAAGGAGTAAATCATGGCAATTTCTCGTGCCCAACTACTGAAAGAGCTTCTTCCCGGCCTGAACGCCCTGTTTGGTCTGGAGTACGCCCGTTACGGCGAGGAGCATAAGGAAATCTACGAAACCGAAACCTCGGAGCGTAGCTTTGAAGAGGAAACCAAGCTGTCGGGTTTCTCTGCTGCACCTGTCAAAAACGAAGGCGCTGCCATCGCTTACGACAATGCACAGGAAGCATGGACTGCGCGGTACAACCACGAAACCATCGCCATGGGTTTCTCAATTACCGAAGAGGCAATTGAGGACAACCTTTATGACAGCCTCTCGGCTCGTTATACCAAGGCTCTGGCCCGGGCGATGTCGTACACCAAGCAGGTCAAGGCTGCCGCAGTTTTGAACTATGGGTTTAACGGCGCCGTTACCTACGGCGACGGCCAGCCCCTGTTCTCAACCGCGCATCCGCTGATCTCTGGTGGCACCAACAGCAACACGCCATCCACCGCCGCCGACCTGAATGAAACTTCTCTTGAGAATGCTGTCATTCAGATCGCCGCTTGGACGGATGAACGTGGTCTGCTGATCGCCGCTAAACCGCGTAAGTTGATCGTGCCCCCGGCACTGATGTTTGTTGCGACCCGACTGCTGGAGACTGAACTCCGCGTGGCGACCGCCGACAACGACATCAGCGCGCTCAAGAATAACGGCTCTATCCCCGAGGGTTATACCGTTAATCACTTCTTGACCGACACCAACGCTTGGTTCCTGACCACGGATGTCCCCAACGGCCTGAAGCATTTCGTGCGTACTCCGCTGCAAAACAGCATGGACGGCGACTTTGACACCGGCAATGTCCGCTACAAGGCGCGTGAGCGTTATTCGTTTGGCGTGTCTGATCCGCTTGGTATTTACGGCTCTCCGGGCGCCTCCTGAGTTCTGTAGCAACCAAGTAAACGGGGGCCTTGTGCCCCCGTTTCTTTTCTGTCATTTTTATGGTGTATGCTGTTATTGCAGCGCGGTTGCTGCAAATACGGAGGCAATATGTACAAGCTGGAAATTGACTTTAGCAATTGGGGCGTGGCTAAGGTTTTGGTTGAGGCAAATGACTTCAACGTGTTGCAAGTCCTGCAAAAGTTTATTGAGTGGCAAATTGACCAAGATTGGCTTGGCGAATACGAAACTCTGGAAGACGAGTTTGACGAAGACGAAGAATCCGATGAAGACGAAGAGTCTGACGAGGATGACGAGTTTGAAGAAGAGTCTGAAGAAAAAGATAGCAAATAAGCGCAGGGGGCCTTGCGCCCCCTTTTCTTTTGCTGTATATTGATCTTATTCCGGGGTTTCCGGCGTTCTGACAGTCCCGGCTGACGACATGCAGACAGAGCGCCCACACTATTCGCATGTGAGGAATCATGGCTAATACGACCTTCACCGGGCCGGTTCGTTCCCAGAACGGCTTTCAATCTGTGTCTGTTAACAGCACCACCGGCGCTGTTACCACCACCGCAACCTTTGACGCAACTACTAGCGTCACCAATCTGACCACAACCAATCTGGTTGTTACGGATCAGAACCACCCATCTACTGCGGCTATCAACGCTACAGCAACCGCAACCGCCGCGCAAGTAGCTACCGGCTACATAACTTCAACTTCGGCGGCAGCAACCACCATTACGCTACCCACCGGCACCGACTTGGGAACTCAACTTGGAGCGACCCGAGGCACCGTCCTTGAGTTGTATATTGACAACACCGCTGGTGCAAACACTGTGACTATTGCAGTTAACACCAATGCAGTTCTGTCTTCTGCCGCTGTGGATACCGCCGCCTCTTTTGGTGATCTGACTATTGCGTCGGGCGCAACTGGGTTGGCGCGGTACACCATCATGTTCTCCAGCGCCACGGCATACGCATTTACCCGTACCGCTTAATAGGAGCGCATCGCCATGATGCAAACTGATGTCAAGTCCGGGTACGTAGCGTCCTCGGCAACGGTCTTCAATGGTCGAACGCGGCTTAAGGGATTGCTTGTAACCCCCGGATCGGCAGCAGGTACTGTTGTTGTAAAAGACGGGGGCAGCGGCGGGACGACGTTAATCTCTACCGCCACAGTAAGTGGCGGAACCCCATTTTCGGCTGTCATTCCCGGAGAAGGGGTTTTGTGCCAAACCAACCTGTACGTTGCTGTAACCGGTGCCGACACAACGGCGGTGGTGTTCTATGGCTAGCCCCGCATGGACTCGCAAGGAAGGCAAAAACCCCAAGGGCGGACTCAACGCCAAGGGCCGAGCCTCCTACAACAAAGCCAATCCGGGCAAGCCGGGTCTAAAGCCTCCTCAACCAGAAGGCGGCTCACGCCGCGACTCTTTCTGTGCGAGGATGAAAGGTATGAAGAAGAAATTGACTTCTTCCAAAACTGCAAACGACCCCAATTCCCGGATTAACAAAAGTCTACGGGCATGGAACTGCTAACATGAAACACGAAAATGTTGAACTGATAAAGCAGGTGGGGGACGGCCTTTCTGTAGTTACAGCAATTGGCACCCTTATGCAGCTACTTCCGGCAGTTGCGGCCTTGTTCACAATTATTTGGACGGGCATGCGGATTGCCGAAATGGTGACCGGCAAAGAGTTTTCTGTGCTGATTGGTTGGAAGAAAGGGTCTTCCGATGCCGAGCAAGAGTAAAGCACAACACAATCTGATGGCGATGGTTTCAAATGACCCCGCCGCAGCAAAGCGCCTTGGCATACCCCAAAAGGTTGGCAAGGAATTTATGGAGGCCGATAAGGGCCGCAAGTTTGCAAAAGGTGGCGAAATGAAAGAGTCCAAGTCAATGATGAAAAAAGAAATTGGTTTCATGAAAAATAAAGGCGCTCCTAAGTCCATGATCAAACATGAGATGAAGGAGGCTGGCATGAAAAAGGGCGGCTACGCGATGGCTGGCGGCGGCATGACCAAAATGGGCGCAGTTAAAACCGCAGCCCCGAGCCGCGACGGTGTTGCTACCAAAGGCAAAACCAAAGGCACCATGATCAAGATGAACAAGGGCGGCCGCTCTTGTTAAGGAGCCGTCATGGCTAAAAACAACCGTAAATTTAAACGCTTTGACAAGGGCGGTTTAAGCGAAGAAGAGTATAAACAAAAGGGGCTTGAGGAATCCGGAAAAAAGCCCTCGGTTAGTTTTCTTCGTCGCTTGATGATGGGCAACATTGATGACCCTCAATCTGAGGCGTATCGTCAATTTGGGGCTGGGCGCGGCAGAGCCCTATCTGTTCCCATTGAGGACAGAGAATTCACTCCAGTTAGGCGGGATAACACAAATGACGCCGCCAGCGCAACCCCAGCGTCCGCGCCCGGCGCAATTGCAACGCCCGTGGTTTCGTCCAACGTAAAACCAACAGACAACGGCAACAGCGGCAATGACTACAATGCTTTGGCGGAAGCATATCCAGCACCCGCGCCAGCGCCCGCGCCAGTTAAACAGGCAGGTTCACCCGCAGGGTCCACAACCAAACCGGATGCTACCGGGCCCTCAAATAAACCTCCGCAGAATCGACCGGCCCAAGCGGCCAGTCGGGGCATAGGCCAAAAGACATACAACAGAACAGGTGGAGAGGGCTACGGGGAAAGACAGGCCTATATACAGGCAAAGGAAGCAGAGCGCATTGCCGATATGCTTCGCAACCCGGAGCGACAGGCTATTCAAAGGGTGACGCCGGAAGAGAATTTGATTGGGGGCCCCGGGCTGAAAGCAGTTGGTGCTCTTGCCAAAAAATTAGCGAAGCCACCCGCCCCCGCTCGTGATCGAATTGAACCTGAATTTTTACGTGAATACATACAGCCCTTGTTGCCCGGTCGCAAAAAACAAGAATTGCTAGAGGGCCCCGGTAATCTTCCTCGACTTTCAGGCCCCGGCAATGTTCCGCGCCTTCCGGCACCTCCCAAGCGCCTTTCGGGCCCGGGGGAGAGGCCAAGACAAACAGACCCCGGGAAAATAAAAAGCGAACCTCCCGCCGTTAAAAAACAAGGGGAGGCGGCAAAAAAAAGAACTAGAAAATTTAACGAGGATGAAGATGGAGTTGAATTTAAACAAGGCGGGAAAGTTAAAAAGCCTGAGCCAAAAGTTACAATGGCATCTCGTCGAGGTGATGGCATTGCCCTGAGGGGCAAAACCCGTGGAGGTAGTTACTAATGTCGCGCCCTACTCAACAAGAGATTGACGACATTCGCAATCAAAGAAAAATTGATGAGGCTTATGAGAAGTCTCTGACATCTCCGGAAATGGTTAATCCTCCGCCCCCCAAAAAACCGGCAAAAGACCCGGTTAAGAAGGCAAGTGGTGGTTATGTCAGGGCGGCAGATGGTTGCTGCAAAAAGGGCAAAACTCGCGGGAAGATGGTGTAACTATGATGGCTTCAAGGGGCATGGGGGCAATCTCCTCAAGCAAAATGCCCAAGGGGTCTAAAAAGCCCCGTCGTGACAACACCGACTTCGATCAATACGCCGAGGGCGGGAAGGTTAAGTCGAAGGTGAATCAGGCTGGCAACTACACCAAGCCGGGTATGCGCAAGTCTTTGTTTGAGTCCATCAAATCCCGAGCGGTGCAGGGCACTGCGGCAGGGCAGTGGAGCGCGAGAAAAGCACAGATGCTTGCCAAGCAATACAAAGCCCGTGGTGGTGGCTACCGTGACTAAAAACCCGCAACAGTCTTTGAAAGACTGGACCAATCAAAAATGGAGAACGAAAAGTGGTAAGCGATCTTCTGACACTGGGGAAAGATACCTTCCAGAGGCTGCGATCAAAAGTCTCAGCCCTGCTGAATACGCTGCGACGACGCGTGCAAAACGTGAAGGCAAAAAAGCAGGAAAGCAGTTTGTAAAGCAACCCAAAAGCATAGCTCAAAAAACGGCGAGGCACCGATGAAATATTTCATGACGCAACAGCTTGAGATGGCTCATAGACTTTGCGAAATGATGGCAAAAGACCACGATGAGCGGGTAAAGGGTTTTAATCATTGGGCGGAAATAACCCACAGCCTGATTAAAAAACTTGAGCAGCGTGATCAGACCATTGCCGAGTTGAAGAAACAAATCAAAGAATTGAAGAAGTAAATGGCAACGACCGGAACAACGCTATTTAATCTTGATTTCACCGAAATAGCGGAGGAGGCGTGGGAACGCGCCGGTCGGGAAATGAGGTCTGGCTACGACCTGAGAACGGCCCGCCGCTCGATGAACCTGATGACCATCGAGTGGCAGAACCGTGGCATCAACATGTGGACCATCGAGCCGGGGACAATAACCCTAACGGCAGGTTTAAATACATACCCTCTTCCGACAGACACAATTGATCTACTTGAGCAGGTTATCCGAACCGGGGCCAACCAAACCAACTTACAATCTGATTTAAATATTACAAGAATTAGTGTTTCAACCTACGCAACAATTCCAAACAAACTTATTCAAGCAAGACCAATTCAGGTATGGATTCAAAGATACTCTGGAGAAAGAAGTTCAATCTCTGGAACACTGTCCAGTACAATTAACAGCACGGTAACGTCAATACCTTTATCCAGCGCCGCCGGACTACCGGCATTTGGGTATGTTGATATTGATTCCGAAACTATTTTTTATCAATACATTTCGGGCAACACCCTGAGCGGATGTGTTAGGGGACAGAACGGAACCACGGCGGCGTCCCACACCTCTGGTGCCACGGTTTATTGGAACCAACTGCCAGCCATAACGGTTTGGCCGACGCCCGATGCCTCAACCACCTACACCTTTGCTTACTGGCGCATGCGTAGAGTCCAAGATGCCGGGGCGGGCGTTGAAGTTGCGGATATGAACTTTCGCTTTTTGCCATGCCTTGTGGCTGGATTGGCATATCACATAGCTGTCAAGGTGCCCGAACTGATGCCTCGCGTACCAATGCTGAAAGAACAATACGACGAGCAGTTCAATCTTGCGGCAGGCGAAGACCGAGAAAAGGCCGCCGTAAGGTTTGTGCCTAGACAAATGTTCATAGGCGGAGGCACAGCATAATGGGAAACAGGTTTGCGTCCGGCAAAAACAGCATTGCCGAGTGCGACCGGTGCGGGCAACAGTTTAAATTAACAAAATTAAAGTTTGAAATAATAAAGACTAAACTGTATCAACTTAAGGTTTGCCCGGAATGTTGGGACCCCGACCACCCCCAACTTCAATTGGGCATGTATCCGGTCGATGATCCGCAGGCTGTACGTCAACCAAGGCGCGATTCAACCTACGTGACGGCAGGTTTAAATGGTTTACAACTTGACCCGGCAAATCCTTTTGGTGGGTATCCAACCGGCGGCTCTAGGGATTTACAATGGGGCTGGAACCCGGTTGGCGGAGCTAGAGCAAACGATAACGGGCTAACGCCAAATTATCTTGTTGCAACAACATATATTGGTACAGTCACAGTAAACGTGACATAAGGAGTTAAACATGGACGCAAAGAAGGCAGTTCACAAGCACGAAGCACATATGCACCCCGGCAAAAAGCCGACTAAACTTGCCAAGGGTGGCAAGACCAACGAGCAGATGCGCAGCTTGGGCCGCAACTTGGCTAAAGTTGCAAACCAGAAGAAGTCATCGTTTACCTACAAACGAGGGGGCTGACATGGCTAAGTTCAGCAAAAAAATGGGCGGCAAGGAAGTTGGTGACGCAGAAGTTTATGCGCCCCCGCATACCATGAAAGGCAAGGCGGTAAATGCGGCGGATGCTGGCAACGGCTACCGTTCTGAGCCGACCGTGGCAAATCGAATGAATGCCTCTGTTGGTAATGTAAATCGCTTTGGTTATGACGCAGAGCCCAAAACTTCCGGCATTAAAGCTCGTGGTACTGGATGTGCAACAAAAGGCACTATGGCTAGAGGGCCGATGGCGTGAACTATCAAGAGTTGTTTGACGCTGTTCAGTCGTATTCGGAAAATAATTTTCCGGCCTTTGACCTTTCAACCGGCTCTCAGGACACAACCACTGAACAAATTAATCGGTTTATCAGGCAGGCCGAACAGCGTATTTACAACACAGTACAACTAGCAAATTTGCGAAAAAATGTAACCGGGGTTTTGCAAACAAACAATAAATATTTGTCTGCGCCGGATGATTTTCTCTCTGTATATTCGCTCGCAGTTGTTAAGGCAAACGGTGATTATTTGTATCTGTTGAATAAAGATGTAAATTTTATTCGAGAGGCTTACCCCGCATCAAGTCCAACCGCCCTACCGAAACATTACGCTATATTTGGCCCGACGGTAACTGGCGGAGCTTTGACAAACGAACTGTCTTTTATTTTGGGGCCGACACCAAACTCAAATTATTCAGTTGAGTTGCATTATTATTTTTATCCAGAGTCTATTGTCACGGCCCAAACGACTTGGCTAGGCGATAACTTTGATTCTGCTTTGTTGTATGGGACTATGTGTGAAGCCATAGCCTACATGAAGGGCGAAATAGACATGGTAAAGCTGTACAACGAACGATATATTCAAGCAATTGCTTTGTTAAAAAATCTTGGCGATGGCAAACAGCGCATGGATGCGTATAGGGATGGGCAGGTTAGGGTGCCTGTATCATGAGCATTGTTCAAACGCAAACAACGAGTTTTAAAAAAGAACTTTATCAGGGCATCCATGATTTAACGGTGGATACCCTTAAAATTGCATTGTTTACAGCAAATGTTGATTTAAACGAAGATACAACAGTCTACGCCGCAAATAATGAAATTAGTGGAACAGGCTATTCTGCTGGCGGCAAAGTTATTACCGGTGTTACTGTAAATTCTTCCGGCTTTACGGCTTATGTAAGTTTTGACAATGTAGTTTGGAATCCGGCGGTTTTTACGGCCCGCTGCGCATTAATTTATAACAGCAGCAAGTCAAATAAATCAATTGCAGTTTTAGATTTTGGGTCTGACAAAACAGCCACCAGCACATTTACTATTGCGCTTCCAACAAACGACGCAAATAATGCGTTGATTCGATCTTCCAATTAAGGTTTACATGGCACTAATCACCACTATCAAAGGCGAAATGGACGAATCCCTGCTTGATAAGAAAGAGGGATTTGTGGACAATGACAACGAATACACGACATGGGTCGAGTATTGGCACGATGGTGAATTGGTTCACCGTTCGGCTCACGTTACGTTGAAAATGGCGCTTGAACTGGGCGCTGCGGCTGCATCGTTTAATTAAGGAGACTATTGTGGCAAACACTCAATCCATGTGTACTTCGTTTACGCGAGAACTGCTGACGGCAACACACGATTTCACTCCCGCTACCGGCGATACCTTCAAGGCCGCGCTGTATGAAACAACCGCAACCTACAATGCGGCAACCACCGCATACTCTACAGTTGGAGAGGTGGTAGGCTCTGGTTATACGGCGGGCGGGGTTACGGTCACCAATGCCACCGCCCCCGCCTCAACCAATACATCGGCTACCGCCGGGGTGGCCTACTGGACATCCTCGGCCTCTCTTACCTATACAACGGTTACACTGACAACGGCCTTTGATGCGGTGCTGATCTACAACTCTTCAAAATCAAACAAGGCAGTTAGCGTTCACACCTTTGGCTCTCAGACAGTGACCTCTGGTACCTTTACTCTGACGATGCCGTCCAATACGACTTCGACAGCATTGTTGCGCTTGGCTACAACCTAACAGGGATGGCGGGGATAACCCGCTAGGGTAGCCATGTCGTTTGGAATATCCCCGTTTTCAGATGTACCGTTTTCCTCTCTTCCCGGAGAGGCGGGGGTTAGCGTTGCTTTAATTGGGGTTCAATCCTCCGGCGCAGCGGGAAGCGTTGTTACATCCACCTCCGTATCTCTTACGGGGGTTTATGCAGACGGAATTGCCGGGGCGGTAAATACCTCCTATGTTCAAGCTCTTACTGGAGTTGTTGCAACCGGAGGCGTTGGTGTTGTTCAATCCCTCCTCTCTCTTACCGGAGTTCAGGCCAGCGGCGCAACCGGGAATGTAAATACATCCGTTTCGGCGGCACTAACTGGCGCTTCGGTTAACGGGTTGTTGGGTAGCGTTACCGCCCTGACCCAAGTAACCGGGCTTGGCGCTCAAGCAAGCGGGTTCTCCGGCACACCGCTCCCAAACACCAGCGTTGGGTTGATCGGTGTTCAGTTAGATGGGGCGGTTGGCACGGTCGTGCCAGAAATTGTTCTGGGCGGGGCTCAGGCTCTGGGGAGTGCTGGCGCAGTTGCCCCATCTGTGGCCGTTTCCATTACTGGAGTTGTTGGGTCTGGTGTTGTAAATTCGGTTATTGTTGTTCACGGGCCTACTATCTCCGGCGTTGCTGAAGTGGGCTCGGTTGGTTCGGTGGGGGTGGGGCCGCGCACGGTTCAACTCGCGGGCGCGCAAGTGGCGGGTGTTGTTGGTAATTTGGGTGTATTTTATTGGTCTCTAATTGATGACAGCGAAACCGCTAACTGGCAAAATATAGATACAACCGAAACCGCAGGGTGGACGTTAATTCAAACGGGGTAATACATGGCGCTTGTCGTAGCAGACCGGGTAAAGGAAACGACCACGACGACGGGTACTGGCACAGTCACGCTTGCCGGTGCCTCGACAGGGTATCAGTCTTTTTCTGTGGTTGGCAACGGGAACCAGACCTACTACACCATCGCCGGACAGACTGGGTCAGAGTGGGAAGTTGGGGTAGGAACATACGCATCTTCCGGCACCACGCTGTCCCGCGACACAGTTCTTGCCTCTAGCAACTCTGGCAGTTTGGTGAACTTTGGAGCAGGCACAAAAGATGTTTTTATCACCTACCCGGCTGGATATAGCGTTAATTCCACCAACAATCCGGGAACATCTGGGCAGTTTCTTAAGTCTAATGGAACAGGCATAGCGCCCACTTGGGCAAGCGTTTCTACATATTTGCCGGTGTTGACCTATGGTGGATCAACTACAAACGTAACTATTTCAAATGGTTATTTACAAATTTTAAACAATGCTGGCGCAACAATTAGCGTGCCTGTTTATTAAGGTGAACTATGGCAACAAGATATCCCTTGGTTCTAAACGGGACCACAATTCAAGAAACCCAAAGCGGCGACACAATCCAATTGCCATCTCCGATGGGAGTTGCATCCGGAGGTACTGGCGCGGTCACGCTTACTGGAATTGTTAAAGGCAGCGGCACCTCCGCTTTTACGGCAGCCACAGCAGGCACCGATTATGTAGCGCCAGCCACCTCCACCACCTTCACCGCCCTGCAAACCTTCAGCGGCAGCACCAGCGTAGCCGCCGTAAAGCTAGCCAACGCCAAAGAAATCTGCACCGTATCCGCCACCGCTGCAACCGGCACGATCAACTACGACGTCACCACACAGTCCGTCCTGTACTACACCTCTAACGCATCTGGTAACTGGACGCTGAACGTGCGCGGTTCGTCTGGTACGTCATTGGACACCCTCATGAGTACGGGTGAATCCATCACGATTGCCTTTCTTGTGACCAACGGCGCTACTCCTTACTACCAGACCGCACTCAACATCGACGGTAGCGCAGTCACGCCCAAGTATCAGGGTGGCACGGCATTTACCGCAGGCAACGCCAGTTCGATTGATGCCTACACGGTAACGATTGTGAAGACGGGTTCTGCCACGTTCACCGCATTTGAATCACAAACCAAGTTCGCATAATGGCACCTCCATTACCTATTACCTTTGGTGCGGCATCTGCTCGCGGCTTCGGGCTGTTCTCGCTTGTTGCCAGTCCTTACGTCGTCATCCAAACCTTTACCGCTTCCGGCTCGTGGACTTGCCCTACTGGTGTGAC